AGAAAAATTTACAGAAACAATTAATAAACCAGAAAATCAAGATAAATACTTAATTGTAGTAGATTGCCATATATAAAGTAGGAGGAGAAGATGAATAGAAAATATTATATTGGTATTTACGAACTTATGGAAATTTTAATTTTAATGTAGATTGGTATGACTTTGGTTGTTTAGTACAATTAGGCTATAAATGGATTAAAGATGGTTGCTTATACGATAATCCAGAGTTAGTAGGAGGAGAATAGATATGTATAAATTAAAAGAAGGTATAAGATTAAGACAATTACAAGATTTTGGTTATAAATATGTAGGTAATTACAATAGAGGCGACCAATGGTTAAAAGAAATAGATATAATTGTAGATGGTAAAAACTTAGGTGGAATCTTAATACAAGAATGGGGAGAAATAAGCTTTAGATTTCCATTTATTAAAAATTTAAAATATCCTAATATAGAATCTTATATACAAGATTTAATCAAAGCAGATTTAGTAGTAAAGGAGTAACTATGAGTGAAGAAGAGAAAATGAAAATTGCAGTAGATTTAGCAAAACAAGGAATAGACCTAGAAGAAGTTGAAAGAATAGCATTTATTGGAGAAATAATATGTATTATAGCAATACTAATATCTTTAACAATAATAACAATAGTTAAAGATGAAAGAAAAACACAAATAAAGATATTAGAACAAAGCTTAAATGAGCAGATTCAAGAAAAGCAAGTATATATGAATATGCTTGAAGAAGAGAGGAGTAAATAAAATATGAAAAAAGTAATAATAAGTTTATTAATAATAATAGGAATTGTATTAATAGGTTGGCTATTAAAAGATGTAACAATATCAAATAATTATGCAGAAAATGAAAGATTTGTAATAATACAACAGGAGCGTAATGGAAAAGTTATGTATGACAAAGAAACCAAAGTTGAATATTTTATGTTTGATTACTATAAAGCTGGCGGAGGAATAACAGTATTAGTAGATAAAGACGGAAAACCACTAATATATGGAGAGGAGTAAAAAATATATGGCATTAAATGAAAATGTAAAAAATTTAATTAGAAGTGTAGTCAGTAACGATTTATCAAAAGCAAAATCTTATGTAAAAGTTATATTAGAAAATGAAAATGCTGCAAGTAACAAGTATTTTTGTGATTATATGAAAAAAGAACTTGAAACACAACCTAATTTTATAGAATTACCTTATGATATAAAAGGAATTTTAAAAATGGAAGATGTAAGTAATTCTTTTAATGAAAATAGATATTTTATAACAGATAAAGAAAAAAGAATTTTTAAACAAATAGAGATGACTAATAATACTAATAAAAAATTAAAACAACTTGGAATAAGATATTTAAACACTACATTATTATATGGGGAAACAGGTACAGGGAAAACAACTTTCGGAAAATATGTTGCATATAAATTGGGGCTGCCATTTGCTTATTTAAATTTTTCACAATGTATAACTTCTTTATTAGGAGGAACAAGTAAAAATATTGATAAAGTTTTTGAATATGTTTCAAAACAAAAATGTGTACTTATGTTAGATGAAATAGATGCAATAGGAATAAAAAGAGGTAAAGAAGATTTAGGAGAAATGTCAAGGGTTGTAATAAGCCTTATGCAATCATTTGATTTATTAGATAATGAAATAATTGTAATAGGAGCTACTAATCGTAAAGATATGATAGATGAAGCATTAATCCGTAGATTTTCTATAATACATGAGGTAAAAACATTGCATCCAGAAGAAGTACAAACATTAATAACAAATTATATGAATGATGTTAATATTGAATTTGATAAAATTAATATAAGGGAATATTCAATTTGCCATAATAAACAAAGCGAAATAGTTAAAGATATTATTAAAGGAATTGTTAAAATGTTAAATGATAAAACAAAATTTATGATTTAGAAAGGAGTAATACATAATGGAAGAAAAAACAGCTGATGAGATAAAGGATAAAAAAATAAAAATACAAATATTAGCAGATAGATTAACACCGCTATTGCAATTAGTTGATGACTTCATGGAAAGTTTAACTGATGAAGATTATGAATTACTAAAAGAAACTAGAGATTGTTTGCAAGATAAAATAAATTATGGGAATAGTGCTTCTGTTATAATAATGGCATTAGGTGGAAATTATAACGATATAGAAGATAGAATGAAAATAAAGACATTAGATTGTTTAATAGATTTATTGAAAAGTAGAAAAGAATATAAAGAATCACTATTAAAACAACAAGAAGAACAAAAAAACAGGCAAGAGGCTATCAAGGTATTTAGAGCAATGGGAATGTTTTAGGAGGTGTTTTAAGTGAAAGGTTGGGATTGGATAAATTCACAAATCGAAAAATGTCCTAGATGTGGATGTCAAGCAACATTAGGAACAGATGCGTTAAATGGAAAATATAGAGTATGTTGTATGAATATATGTTGTGGTAATATGACTAATTTTGAAAGTGATTCTTGGGGTAAAGCTATTGTTAATTGGAATAGATGGGTAAAAGGAGCAAAAGTATGAAAGAAATAATTAAAGAAATTATAAGTAAAATTAACATGTTTGAAATTATTATTGGAATAATAGAAACTTTTATTGGAATAATTTTAGTAAAAACAGAAACAAACAATTTTGCAGTAATGATTTTATTAGGTGGAATGCATATTGGAAAAGGATTATATGGAGGAAAAGAACAATAAATATGGAAAAAAACAGTATAGAAGAAGATATAAAAAATGCAGAACATTTTATAGATTCTATAAAAACTGATAAAGAGTATAAAGAAGAAAATGGCTGGCATGGATATTACAATAAAGAAATTGTAGAGCTTACTAGAATATTGCAACGTATTTTATCAGATTATAAAAGAGTATTAAAAGAAAATGAGGAGTTGAAAAACTCTAAAATAACATATGAAAGAGTTAGAAATATACAAATAGAAAATAAAGAAATAGTAAATAAAAAATATATATCAAAACAAAAAATAAAAGAAGTTATCAAAGAATTAGAAGAGAATATTTATCGCATAAAAAAACAATATAGTAATGGTGGAGAAAATTGTAATACTGTATATCTTGAAAATTTAGCACAAGTAAAAATACTTAAACAAATGTTAAGAGAAAGTGAGGAATAAATGAACGAGGAAGAAAAGGAAGCTGTTGAAATATTAAAAGAGTGGAAAGATTACAATATAAGAAATAAAAATATATTATTAAAAGCTGATGAAATTATAAATGTTCAAGAAACAATATTAAATCTAATAGAAAAACTACAAAAAGAGAATGAAGAATTAGGAATAAGCAATAAATACACAATACATTTAACGGACAAACAATACAATGCAGTAATAGAAAATGCACAAAATGATATAAATCAAAAATGGATTCAAAAAGTAAAAGACAAGATAGAAAAAGAAATAAAATATCATGAAAGAAACATATTAGAGATAGAAAATATAACTATGTTAAAGAGTAAAACAGCTAAAGAAGAAGCGGAAATTGAGTTCAATAAATATGCAATAGTAGTTTTAAAAAAGATTTTACAAGAATTAATAGAAGAAAGAGAGGAGAATAATGGGAAAAATATATAGAGGATATGAATTATTAATAGAAATAGCAAACGGAAAGATAAAAGAACGGAAGTAGATTTAGAGATTTATATCAAAGCAGTAAAGATGATTTTAATTTATACAAGTATGAGAATGAAAATTTGAAAGGAAGATTTGGCGGAACAAACTTAATAGCATTATTAAATGATAAATTTGAACTAATAGAAGATGAAATAGATATAGACAATATAAAAGAATTAGAAGGAATAGTAGAATATGCAACTGAACAAGATACAATTAATAAATTAATACAAGCAGTAAAACAAATAGATAAAAGAGTAAAGAAAATAGAAGAAAAATAAGTTTGGAGAAAAATATACAACAATATTTTGAAAATAAAGCAAAAGAAATATTAAATAAATAAAAAGAGCATACTACATCTAAAGAGGTGTAGTATGACAGATAAAGAAGTAATAGAGAAGTGGAAAGCAGGACTAAGTAAAAATAAATTGGCAGAAATATACAGAAGAGAATACAATCAGCAAATAAGAATAATAAGATCAACAACAAGACACAGACACGACGGAAGATATATAAGCAATTATGAAGCACTAGCGAGAGTAGAAAGTGTAATATACAAATACTTGAAAGGAGTATAGCAATGAAGTCAGAAAAAGGAAGTGTAGTAACAGTGGTTGTAGTTGGAATAACAGCATTCATGATTGTCGGAATATTTATGGTGATATTTATAGCCATCAAACAAGACGTGGAATATGGAATACATGAGGGACAAGTTATAGACAAAAGTTATCATTCAGCATATACAACAATGTACCATAATTTTAACAGTATATTAATACCACAATACCACCCAGAAAGCTACCAAATAAAAATTCAAAAAGAGGTAAAAGGCAAAACAAAATCTATATGGATAAGTGTTGATAAAGATACATATCACAATATAAAAATTGGAGATTATTATGGAAAAGAGGAGTGATACAAATGAAAATACCGAAAATAATAAGCAAGAATGGACATGAGTACATATTTGTGAAAGAATATCCTAATTTCATATTATACAAAGACATGATAACAGGAGTAAAAGAGACATTTCAAAGATATGATCTAGGATTAGTAAAAGAGAAAGTTAGACCAGAAACAGTTTTAAAGAAAACAAGAATAAAAGCGTAGGAGAATTACAAATGAACATATACGGAATATACAATGAAAAAGAAGCTGAGCAATGTGTTAGAGTTGGAACATTGCCGGAAATAGTTAGATTTTTAAATTTAACTACAAGAGAAGTAGGACGAGCATTGAATAAGAGCAATTTAGTAAAACATAAATATAGAATATACTTTTTATTTGAGGAGGATACAGATGAGTAAATACATAAAAGAAGATTTAGAAAAAATGTTAAGAGAACATACAAAAAATCAAGCTAAGCTAACAGAAGTTGAACTAAAAAAAGAAGGATACGAAAAAAGATTAGAATATGCAGGAAGTGTTAACGAAGAAACAGACAGAGAAGTTATAGAGAGTATGCAATTAGCAGGACAAGCATACGACAGTATACATAGTAATACAAATAAAGTGTCTGATACAACAGCAAACACTGCAATGAGATATGTGAAAGAAATGCATCATGTAAATGTAGAAGATAGAGCATATTTGGAAAGAAAGATATCAGAGCTAACAGAGATAAAAGATGATCTAGATAAGAAGATTGTAAGAGTAAAGAACTTATTACAACAACTATCAGCGGAAGAAGAGTTTATTATAAAAATATATTATATGCAAAAAGCAAAATGGGATTATGTATCACAGCAATATTGCGTTGAGTTTCAAAAGCCAAAATCAATAAATCAACTATTGAACATAAGAGATTCTGCAATAGAAAGCATGCTAGATGTGTTAAATATAGGAGAATGAAAAATTGTGATAAAATTGTGATAAAATTTGGATGTGATTTTGATTCTGAGGTAGTATAATTATAATAGATAAATTATAAAAAGTCGCAGATAGAAATATCAAACCCAATGCGATAATCCCCTGTAAGAGCAGATGTTGTAAATGTTTGCTCTTTTATTGTTGACAAAAGGTCCAATTTGTATGATATAATACATACAAGGGGGGAGAATTTGAAATGATTAATAAAGCAATAAAAATTGATTATTATGAAGTTTACAGACGAAGAAAAGAAAACAATAATAAATATATCGAAGAAAAAGTTGATATTTCTGCTATATTTGAAATATTAAAAGATGCAACGGTTCAAGAAAGAACTTTTAAATATGGAGGAGAAACAATAAGGTTTCAAAAAATTAAATATGACTCTGAGAATAAAATTTGGGAAGTTCAAATTTTGAGATCAAGAAACATAATTGCACCAGGCATAGCAGATAATTCAGGAAATTATACGATTACAACATTAACAGATGATAAATATTATGCTGAATCGATTTCGTTACTGTATAGCGTAGAAAAATCATTATTAGCATTTCAAATAAATCATAATTATATGACTAGAACAGTATTAGAAGAGATACTAAATAAATTTCAAGAAGATTTGACTGAAAAAATCTTGTTATTTCCTATAATTGTTAAGGATAAAGTTCAAAAAATAAAGAAAGCAAAATTTTATACAAAATTACATATAGTTGCTAAACAAAATTCAAGTGAAATGATGCAATCTGGTACACTTATGGGGGCAATATTAAATTCTACGCAAAAATATGAAGGAAGTCAGGTCGAAATTACAATAGGATTTGGACGAACTAGAAAAAAGAAAGATACTCTAAACACACAACAAGTAAAGGAAGAAATTGAGCATTTAAGCAAAAATGAAAATATTGAATCATTACAGATAGATTATAAAAGCGAGATGGATGAATTAACGGATACATTTAATTTAATAAAAGAAAGACTGCAGGACTGGATTCATATTCAAAAAGACAACAATAAAAAACCGATATTACATGAAGATATTGTTGAAAAAATGAAAACAAAAATAATAAATAAAGTAAAAAATGGAATAATATAATAATATAGAAGGTGAAAAAATGAATAAAAAGGAAAAAGGATTATTATGTATTCCTCTAATTGTTAGCATTTTAATGGCGATAATTTTGAGCATATGTATGAAAGAACCTATTACAATAAAAAACTTTGATATTATTGCTGATAACTATAACAATTTTGTTAGTGTACTAATAGGTTTTTTAATAACAACAATAACTATAATAATAGGCTTTTTAGATAAAAAAATAATAAAAATAATAGTAAAAAAACAAAAGGAACAAGTTTTATTAGCCAACTGGATACTAACAATATTGTCAGGAATCATAAGTATTTTTATTATACTTTTTTTAATAGCATCATGGGATAGTGAAACTAATATAATTAATAAAATTGGTCTAATAAGTGTAGTATTTATGACAATTAATTTTATTGGGTACTTAGCTATGGCATTATTTTATTTTTTCGGTATTGTTATGGATATTTTAAGAGAAGATTATAATGAAAATAAAGAAATGCCTAAATTAGAAAAAGACAAAATAAAGAGAAGAGATTAGTAAAAAATATAATACAAGAGTTTATCATAAACGATAAGCTCTTTTTTAATTGGTATTAACAGATACTAGATATGTTGATATAAATATAAAGAGTAAAAGTGAGTCAGCTTATAGCACCTTTTTATTTATTGTTCAGAGCTTTTCTAGTGAGCTCTAATATATGTAAGATTAATTCAAGAGGTTTGAAACTTGTTTGCTAAACAATGTGTACCTAAGAGGTATGGGGTTCGAGTCCTCAGTCTTACGCCAAGAAAGAAAAGAGTAACATATGAGTAATTTAAAATATTGTATGAAGAACAGGTGTCAAGGCTGTAAAAAGTATGGCATCTGTTTTAATTATAAACCGAAAAGGAGAAAGAGAGGAAAAAAGAATGTTAGTAAAAGCAACAAACAAGTATAAAGAATTAAATTTACAAGATAAAGAATTACAAAGAATACCAGAAGAGGGAGAAGAATTTGAAGTATCAAATGAAAGATTTAAAGTGTTGACTAAAGATAATGAGTTTAAAGAAGTGTTTGTAGAAAAAGTAGAAGAAATAGAAACAGCAGTAAAAGATGTAGAAAAAGAGACAACAAAGAAGAGAACATCTAAGAAAGTTAAATAGTTATGACATATAGAGAGAATCCGCAAATAGCAAAGAAGTATAAAAGTAAGAGATGGCAAAAGCTAAGAAAACAAAAACTATTAATAACAAATGGATTGTGTGAAAGATGCTTAAAGAAGCGGAATATATAATCCAGCAGTAATAGTACATCATAAAGAATATGTTACTGATACAAATTATGAAGATGATAACGTATTTTTTAATATAGACAATCTGGAAAACTTATGCAAAGATTGTCACAACAAAGAACACTTTAATAATAATGAAGAAGAGTACATATTTGATGTAGATGGAAATGTAGTAAAGAAAAATTAATAATAACAAATATATAAAATAATTATGTAAAATTTAATCAATAGCCCCCCACATCTCTATTTATAATGAGCTCATGGGAGAACGGTGGGTGGGGCTTCAAAAAATACACGAGTCATTTTATGTGAGGGGTGTAGTACAAGGAGGTGTAGATGTGGAAGAAGAAAAAGTTGACATGCGTGAAAAAATAAGTGGTCAAGAACTTATTGATAAAAATAAGAAGATTACAAAAGAAACAAATAAATTAAAAAAATTATTTAAAGAATTACCAGAAAATAAAAAGAAAATGGCAGAAAAACTAATTGAAAATGCTTCTTTTATGTCTATAACACTTGATGAACTTAAAGAAGACATAAAAATATATGGTGTAAAAGAAACATATGTAAATGGTAAAGATCAGTTTGGTTTTAAGGAATCAATAGAAAGTAAAACATATAACACAATGGTAAAAAATTATATGAATATAATAAAACAATTAAATGATATGTTGCCGGAAGATAAAAAAATAAATGAGGATGATGAATTTGAACGATTCAATGGTTCTCTATGACATATATTGAAGACTATTATCAATTCTTGCTTAAAAATCCAGATAGGGCTTGCTATAAAGTTTTAACTACATATAAGAAACTTGTAAAAGATTTATATAATCCCAAACAAGTTTCTTTTTTTAACGAAATAACAGAGGAAGAAGAAACACATACATATATATTTGATGAACAAAGAGGAAACAGACCAATTGAGTTTATTGAAAAATTTTGTAAACATTCGAAAGGAAAATGGGCAGGAAAACCTGTCATATTGGAATTGTGGCAAAAAGCCTTTATTCAATCATTATATGGATTTGTCGATAAAGAAACAAGATTTAGAAAATATAAAAAAGGAATATTAGATGTTGGAAGAAAAAATGGCAAATCTACAATAGATGGTGGGTTGGGGAATTACATGTTAACGTCTGATGGTGAAGGCGGAGCGGAAGTTTATTCAGTAGCTACTAAAAAGGATCAAGCAAAAGTTGTTTGGGAAGAAGCTAAAAGAATGATTAAAAAAAGTCCCGTTTTAGCCAAAAGAGTAAGATGCTTGGTAAATGGCTTATTTTATGATAAAACAGAAAGCTTTTTTAAAGCGCTTGCATCTGATTCTAATTCGCTCGATGGATTAAATGCTTATTTTGTAATATGTGATGAAGTACATGCATGGAAAGATAAAAATTTATTAGATGTTATGTATGATTCAATGTCTGCAAGAGAACAACCGTTGCTTTTAGAAACATCAACTATGGGAACTGTTAGAGAAAGTGTATTTGACAATGAATATGAATATGCTTCTGCAATAATAGACGGATATGAAGGAAAAGAAAATGGAATTGAAGATGAAACTGTTTTAGCAGTAATATATGAACTAGACAGTCCAAGTGAATGGTTAGATGAAAAGAAGTGGTACAAGGCTAATCCTGGATTAGGAACTATAAAGAATATTAAAGACTTGAGAGACAAAGTAAATAGAGCCCAAAATAATCCAACAGAATTAGCCAATTTGCTATGTAAGGACTTTAATATTAGACAAAATGAACAAGATAAATGGTTAAAATTTGATATTGTAGAAAATAAAGACACATATGAGGTGGAAGATTTATTTGATACATATGCAGTTGGTGGAGTTGATTTATCAAGTACAACTGACTTAACGTGTGCAACATTGCTTATAATAAAAGCAGGTCAAAAATATGTGTTGCAGCAATATTTTATACCTAGTGAAAGATTAGAATTTAAAATAAAAGATGATAAAATACCATATGATAAATGGGAAAAAAGAGGTCTTGTAACTGTGTGCGAAGGAGCGAAAGTCAATTATTCAGATGTAACGCAGTGGTTTCTAAAGATGCATTATGAATTTGATATTTCTGCATTATGGATAGGATATGATCCGTGGAATACACAATACTGGGTTGAAGAAATGAAAGAACAAGGTTTTGAAATGGTAGAGGTAAGACAAGGTGCAAAAACAATGTCTAATCCGATGAAACAGCTAGAAGCGGATTTAATAGAAAAGAAAGTTAATTACAATAATAATCCCATTTTGAAATGGTGCTTGTGCAACACAGCAGTAAAAAGGGATGACAACGACAATATAAGACCAGTCAAAGGTCAAAAACAAAGAGCAAGAATAGATGGAGCAGTAAGTTTAATAATTGCTTACTGTGTTTTATTTGAAAAAATGAATGATTATTTAACACTACAGGAGGCATAGAATGAAGAAAGAGAAAAGAAGCTTATTTAACATGATATTTGGAAATAAGATTCAGAAAATGGTAAATGACAGCACATTGAAGTTGCTAAGCGGATACAATGCAACATATTCAAACATATCAGATGAGATAGAAGAAAATATAATTGCAAAAGAATGTATTCATGTTATAGCTACTCATTGTGCAAAAATGATGCCTAAACATTATCAACAAAACGGCGATGTCAAAAACCATATACAGGGAGCAATAGATTATATAATAAGCATTAAACCAAATCCATATATGACTACATATGATTTTATATATAAAACTGTAAGTTTGTTGTTAGCACAAAATAATGAATATATTTATATAGATATAGATAGTAATGGAAATTTAAGAGGACTATATCCTTTAAACCCATTATTCTGTACTCTTGTAGAATGCAACAATGAAATTTGGTTGAAATTTCAGTTTTTAGATGGAAACACATATTATGTGAGATATGATAGAGTGATTCATTTAAGAAACTTTTATGTGAAACATGATTTTTATGGAGAAACTAATGAAACATTAAAAGGTGCTTTGGAAACTCAAACAGTAGCGGATGATGGAATAAAAAATGCTATTAAGATAAGTGCATCACTGAGAGGTGTTATAAAAGCTTCGCAAGCTATGTTGAAAGATAAAGACATAGAAAAAATGAAAAATGATTTTGTGGAATCGCTATTATCAAGTACAGATGGAATTGGTGGATTGGATGCAAGACTAGATTTTAAAGAAATTAACTTAAACCCAGTATTACTTGACAAAGAACAACTTTCAATAGTAAATGGAAATATATATAGTTATTTTATGATTTCGGAAGAAATTATAAAAAGTAAATATACAGCTGATGAATGGAATGCTTTTTACGAAAGTGTATTAGAGCCGAAGGCTATTCAAATGGGACAAGCGTTTACTAATGCTATATTTTCAGAGAGAGCAATAAAATCTGGACACAGAATAGAGTTTTCAGTTAATCGTATTAAATATGCTAAAACTGAAACGAAAATAAGTCTTATTAAAGAAGCAGGAGCGTTAGGATTATTAACAGTAGACGAAGGACGTGAAATATTAGATTTACCAGCAATTGGCGGAGAAGAAGGAAATAAGAGGTTACAGACCTTAAATGTAATAAATGCAAATTTAGCAGATGAATATCAGGGAGGTGTAAAAAGTGGAAAAAGCGATAAAGGAAATGAGAGTTAGTGAATTAAGAGCATTGCAAGAAGAATCAGACGATATGATAATTGAAGGATATGCAGCTGTATTTGAGCAAGAAACAAATCTGGGATGGTGCAAAGAAATTATTAGTAGAGATGCTTTTAATGATTGCAACATGTCTGATTGTGTATTTAAGTATAATCATAACGACAATTGCTTAATACTTGCAAGAACAAGAAATAAAAGCTTAGAGCTATTAACAGATGAGAAGGGGTTAAAAATAAGAGCTAAATTAATAGATACAACCCAAAACAGAGACATATACAAAATGATACAAGCAGGCTTACTTGATAAAATGAGTTTTGCATTTTCTGTAAGAAAACAAGAGTGGGATTATGAAACAGATACAAGAAGAATTACTGAAATATCTCAATTGTTTGATGTATCTGTAGTTGATGTTCCTGCTTATGATGGTACAGAAATATATGCAAGAAGCAAAGAAACTTATGAAGAAGAAAAAAGAAAATATCAAGAATTTAAGAATGAAAAAGAAAAATTAAAATTATTGTTAAGTTTATAATCTCGATAAAATAAGTGGTGGTAGAACTGCTTCTTTTTTGGTTGGTAGAAATCAAATAGAGACTTTATAAAAACGGTGGTAGAACTGTTAAAAAATAAAATAGGAGGAGTTAAAAATGACTTTAAAAGAATTAAATGAAAAAAAAGAAGAATTAAGAAAAAAATTAGAAAATGCTAAACCAGAAGAATTAGCAGAAATTAGAAAAGAAATCGAAGCATTAAAAGATGTTGAAATTGAAGAAGAAAAAGAAAAATTAGATGAAAGAAGCTTATTGAAAGGAGCAATTGAAGATTTAGAAAAAAGAAGTATAAAACCTTCAAATGCAAAAATTATTGAAAAACCAAACAAGGAGGAAAGAAAAGTGGAAGAAAAGGAACTAATTGAACAAAGAGCAAAAGATTTAAAAGAAGGAAAAACCGTTAAAATTGCTTTTGATAACGAAGAGCAAAGAAGTGTAACAGTACAAGGTGGAACTATATTAGTACCTAAAAAATACAAAAATGAAATTTCAGAAAGCTTTAATGCAGTATCTGGAATGGTTGATATGTTAAATACTGTTCCATTAAATGGAGGAGATTCTTACAATGTTGCTTTTGAAAAAGGATATGGAGAAGGAGATTATACTACAGAAGGTGGAGAGTATAAAGATATTGATGTTGAAACAGATTATGTTGAAACAGGTAGAGCAAAAATAACTTCATACATAGAAATTACAAAAGAAGTTAAGAAATTGCCAGCGGCTGCTTATTTAGCATTAATATCAAAAAGAGTAACAAGCTCAATTAAGAAAAAAATTGGTGCACAAGCTATTGTTGGAGCAGGCACAACAAACACTATTAAAGGAATTTATAATGCAGATACAAAAGTATTACCAACAGGAGACGGAACAAGTGATATAACATTAACTGGAATAGATGCAGATACATTAAATGAAATAACATTTGCTTATGGAGGAGATGAAGATGTAGAAGCACCTCAAACATTAATATTATCTAAAGCTGACTTGAAGGAATTTGCAAAAGTAAAAACTACAGACGGAAAATTTGTATACAGTATTACAAAAAACGGAGGTAGAGGAACAATATCTTATAAAGATGGAGGATTAGCAGTACCATTTGTTATCAACTCAGCTTGTAATTCTATTTCTGCAAAAGCTACAACAGCAGGAAAATATACAATGATATATGGTTCTTTAATGGACTTTGAATTACCTGTATTTTCTGATTTAGAAGTACAAGAAAGTACAGATTATCAATTCAAAAAAGGTATGATTTGTTATAGAGCTGATGCAATAGTTGGTGGAACAGTATCTAAATATAACGGATTTGTAAGAGTAAAAAAAGGTACAGCTAGTGTCTAAAGGATAAGGAGGCTATATGGAAGAGTTAATAAGATTAACAAAGCAGTCATTAAGTATAATTAGTACAGCGAGATTAAAAGATGATGAAATTGAGTTGCTTATAAAAGCGGGGATAGCGGATTTGAAAAGATTAGGAATAAATGCATCAGATATGACAGAAGATAGTCTGATTCAATCTACTATTATTATGTTTGTAAAATCTAATTTTGGAAATACAGACATTAAAGAGAAGGAATTAGCACAAAAAACATATAGCCTTTTGTGCAATAATTTAAGTTTAAGTTCTGAATATAAAATAAAAGAGGAGGTAGATGACAATGCGTGATATTAGTTGTAAGTTGTTATCTACAACTTTAATAACAGATTCAATAGGTGTACAAAAAGAAAAGGTAGAAGAGATTGAAATTCCAATTATAAAAGTTGAAGATATTTACGAAAAAGAGTTCTATAGAGCTAATGAACAAGGATATAAACCTACTTTAAGATTAAGAATTAGCAGCCTAAACTATAATGATCAAGAAGAGCTTATATACATGAATAAAAAATATTCGATTATAAGAAAACAAGAACTCACAGCAGATGAATTGATATTAGTTTGCGGAAGGAAAATAAAGAATGTCAAATAGTATAAAACCGGAACAATTAGAAGAAGAGATAATGAAATATTTGCAAGATTATGAAGAGGATATAGAAGATGGTGTAAAAGAAACTACTGATACTATAACCAAACAAGCAGTACAAGAGCTAAAGAAAACATCTCCGCGAGGAAAAGGAACAAGAAAAAATCCGTACCACAAAGGTTGGACAAAACAAAAAGGAAAAGTAAGTAACGGTAAATATACTGTAAAGATTCACAATAAAACAAATTATCAATTAACTCATCTTTTAGAGTTTGGACATGCTACTAGAAATGGTGGTAGAACTAAAGCTGAGCCACACATAAGACCTGTTGAAGAAAAATACAACAAATTATATGAAGAAAAAATAATTACAGTAATTAAAAGGAGGTCTAAAAAATGACGTTAGAAGAACTAAAAATAAGATGTAAAGAAAACAATATTCAATATGCATATGGAACATTTAAAGAAGTAGTAGAGCCTCCTCATTTAGTTGCAATAACAAGAGATACAGATAATTTTATGGCAGACAACATTGTTTATAACAAAAATATACCAATACAGCTGGACTATACATATATAGACAAAGATATTGAAACAGAAAATATAATTGAAAATATTATTCTAAGAGATATTGCTTGGAATAAAACAGAAGAAACTTATTTGTCAGATGAAGAAGTGTGGCAAGTGAGTTATTTTTTTGAAATTTAAAAAGAAAGAAGGAAATAAAAAATGGCAGAAACTAAAAATAAAGTTAAATTTGGATTAAGTAATGTTTATATTGCTAAAATAACAGAAACAGAAGATGGAATAACATATGGAACACCATTTGCAATGCCAGGAGCTGTTGGATTAAATGCAGACCCAGAAGGAGATACAACACCATTTTATGCTGATAATATAAAATATTATATCGCTACTTCAAATCAAGGTTATACAGGAGATTTAGAAATAGCAATAACACCAGAAGAGTTCTTAACACAAATTTTAGGACAAGTAAAAGATAAAAATGGAGCTTTAATTGAAAGTTCAGATAATACAACTGCAAGATTTGCTTTAATGGGAGAAATCGAAGGAGACGTCAAAAAAAGAAGATTTGTTTACTTTGATTGTACTGCAACTAGACCAAGTTCAGAAATGAACACAAATGAAGATAGTAAAGAACCACAAACAGACACAATTTCTATAACAATGTCACCAAGAAGCACAGACAAAGCAATAAAAGCAGTTATAGAACCAAGCGAAATAAACAAATCAGTATATGATACATTTTTCAAAAAAGTATATGAAAAAGATGCTACTGGAGTAGTTTAGGAGGTAATTCATGAAAACAATAGTAATAGATGGCAATGAATATGATATAGAATGTAATGCTTTGACTTATATTCAATATAAAAAAGTATTTAATAAAGGGATTTTTGCTGATATGGATATAATTAAAGATTATTTAATTAGACAAACACTTAAAGCAAACGAATTAAAAGAAAAATATCCACAAATGTCAGAACAGGAAATAGATACACAAGTTGGAAATTATATGAATAATTATATAGATGATTTTATTGAAGTAATAACAAGGATTGCATATATTTTAATTTATTCTGCAAATGAAAAAATAGAAGAGTATGAAAACTGGTTAAGAAAGATAAAAAGCTTTAAAATCGACGATGATTGGGTTGCTGAGGTAACGGAACTTGCCGTGGATTGCTTTTGTTGATAATGAAGTTGATGAACAATTAAAAGATGACTCTGGAAATAGTACAAAGATATTATTTCCAGAACATTATTTTTTAGCTGCTTGTTTGAGAATAGGATTAACTCTTAATGACCTAAAAATGTTGACATACATAGATGTCATGAAGATATTTTTATCAATTACAAATGAAAACACAAAGAGTGATTCAATAAAAAAAGCAACACAAAGAGATATTGATAGATTGCTAGGATAGGAGGAAAATATGGCAGGGTCAATTAAAGGAATAATAGTAGAAATTGGTGGAGATACATCAGGCTTACAAAAAGCTTTAAGTAAAGTAAACTCTGCCACCTCTAGTTTAAGTAAGGAACTTAGAGGAATAAATTCTTTACTTAAGCTAGATCCGAAAAATACAGAATTAGTAACACAAAAACAACAAGTGTTATCAGAAACAATAAAAGATACAGAAAATAAATTAAAATTGTTACATTCTACATATGATAAAGCGGTAGAAGCGGAAGCAAATGGAAGCAAAATATCAGAAGAAAACTGGAGAAATATACAAAGAGAAATTATTAATACTGAGAACAAATTGAAAGCATTAAAGTTAGAAGCATCAAATTGGACTAAAGCTGGGAAAAGTATAGAAGAATATGGAGAAAAAATAACTAAAGTTAGTACAAGAGTTGAGAATTTAGGAAATAAACTAACAACAAGACTTAGCTTACCAATTGCGGGTTTGGCCACAGCAGGAATTAAATATAATGCAGATATTGAAAAGTATACCAAATCTTTTGAAACGTTTTTAGGAAGTGCAGAAAAAGCGGCAAATGTAGTAGAAAAAATAAAAAAAGATGCAGGTAGTACACCTTTCGATATAACAAGTTTAATTCAAGCAAATCAAATGCTTATTTCAACTAACGAAGATGCTGATAGTGCTAGAGAAACAATTTTGGCATTAGGAGATGCAATAACTGCAACTGGTGGTGGCAATGATGAATTAACACGTATGGCTGCAAATTTACAACAGGTAAAAAATGCGGGAGTAGCAACAGCTTTGGATATAAAGCAATTTGCTTATGCGGGGATTGATATATATGGATTATTAGCGGATTATACTGGTAAATCAGTACAAGAAGTAAAAGATATGAAAGTGTCTTATGAAGTATTAACAGAAGCATTGAAAAAAGCAAATAAACAAGGTGGAAAATATTTTAATGCAATGTCTAATGCAAGTGAAACATTGACGGGACAAGTAAATAAATTAAAAGCAGAAGTGAAAGATGCAGCAGGAAATTTGACAAAGAGTTTAATGCCAACAGCTAAAAAGGTAGTGAATAGAGCAGAAGAATTAATAAATAAATTTAATCAGCTATCAGATAGTGAAAAAGAAAACATTATAAAAATAGGCTTAATGGTTGCAGCAATGGGACCTTTAGTAAAGATTTTAGGAAAAACAGGAACTACACTAGGAAATGGAGTTAAGGCAGTAGGAACTTTTTCAAGAGCAATTGGAGTAATGAAAACTGGAGCAAATTCTGGGGTTGCAAGTGTAGATAAATTAGCTACTATATTAGGAACTATATCAAATCCGGTAGGGTTAGCAACTGTGGGGATAACAGCACTTACTGCAGCGATGGCGGCGCATATTATAAAAACACAAAATGAAATTACATCATTAGGTGGACTAAAAAAGGAACTAGATGCTCAGCAAGACAGTTGGAATAATCTAAAAAATGCTAGAAACGAAAATTTAACTAGTAGTTTGACAGAAATAAGTAACATTGAAAAACTTTCAGAAGAATTAAAGAAAATGACAGATGCAAATGGACAAGTCAAAGAAGGGTATGAAGCAAGAGCAAATTATATAATAAATGAGTTGAATAATGCATTGGGAACAGAATATAAAATGAATGGAAATATCATAGAACAATATTCTGAATTGAAAGATGGAATTGATTCAATAATTACTAAGAAAAAAGCTGAAGCTTATTTAAATGCGTATCAGGAAGAATACCAAACCGCGTTAAAAAATTCAAATGAAGCTATGGATTCATATGTTAAGTTGTGGGAAAAATATGAAGAGGCAACAAAGAAGTATTATTCGAGTTCAGGAGTAGCAAGAGTTCAGGCTTCGCAGGAAATGGCTACAATACAAAAAGAATTAAAAGAACAATCTGATATGGTTAACGAATATGGTCAAGTAATTGAAAATTACGAAAATCTTGTTTCTGCAAGTGCAAGTGGAAGTGCTGAGACAATTGAAGATGCAATGAAAAGAATGGGACAAAGCTATAGCGAAGCTACTGGAGAAACAAAGACAAGTTTAACAGAACAAATTCAACAATATGAAAGTTATAAAGAACAAATAAAAAATATAACAAGTGAAGCATTAAGAAACAATAAACAGTACTTAATGGATATGATTGCAGACAATGCTAATAGTAACCAACAGAGATTAGTTGATACTATAAACTCTTTAAAAGAACAAACATCTGCAATAAATGGGTTAACAGAAGACCAAAAAAATGCATGGAAAGAATTAGCTAGAAGTGATAGACAAGCATATACTGAGACAATTAGTAAATTAGATGAAGATACAAGAAATACTATTGAAAAAGCAACTGGTATATGGGTACAAGATACAGGAATTGAAGATGCTGCAAAAGGACTAGGCGAAAAGGCAGAAACAGGCTTTAGAACTCATATAGATGGAAAAGAATGGGGAATGGATTTATCTTCAAACATAGCTTCTGGTATGACATCTCAAAAATCTGAGATGAGTGTTTCTAATGCATCATCTACAGTAGCAGGCTGGATAAAGAAAATTTTAGGACATTCTGTGCCTAAGGCAGGACCACTAAAAGATGAATTAACATATATGCCAGATATGATTGAAAACTTTTCTAATGGAATTGATCATAATAAAGCAAAACTAGTAAAATCTATTATGAATATGACTAAAGAGATGCAAGAAAAATTAAAATTAGTACAGTTACAAAACTTTGGGAATTTACAAGGAAATCTTTCTAATCAAGTAATAGATAATACTAAGACTGTTTTTACTACTCCTCAAATAGTCTTTAATGTACAAGAATTAGATGAAGCAAAATTGAATCAATGTTTTAATTATATTAACAGAAAATTTGGCAGTAAATATTGAAATTTGTAAAATATTGGTATATACTCCTTTTATAAAAATAATAAAGGGGGGATAGTTGTGGATGGTAATAAAAAATATGAAGAGATTTATATTGAATGCCCAAATTGCGAAAGAAGTATCAAAAAAGAAAATGTAATTTGTCCGTATTGTCAATACAACTTAGAAGATGGAGCCGAATTGGAAAAAGAACACTTTTATGAAAAAAAATGGTTTTGGATTATAGCAGTCATTGTGATTGTTGTATTTGTCATAGCTAATTCGAATAAATCAGAAGAATCTAATAAAAATGATAATAGCACTACGAATAGTATTACAAACAATCAAAAAAATGATTCAAATATAACAAGCAAGACTAATTCTACTAATTCTACTATTGAAAAAAGAACAGTGAGTGTTGTAGACTTCAGTCAAATGTCAAAAGAAGAAATAAAAAATTGGTGTGCTATCAATGCACTACAATGTAATTTTACAGAAGTGTATTCAGACATTATAAAAAAAGGTGAATTTGTAAGTCAGAACATTGCAGCTAATATGCCGGCATATGAAGGAAACATTATAACAATTACATATTCAAAAGGTAAGGAACCGACAACAGGACAAAAAAATGCGCTTTCAACAGCAAAATCATATTTAGCATATACTGCATTTTCGTATAGCGGACTTATTAAACAATTAGAATATGAAGGTTTTTCTAAAGAAGAGGCTGTATACGGGGTAGATAATTGTGGGGCGGACTGGAAAGAACAGGCTGCTAAGATGGCTAAATCGTATATGAATTATTCATCTTTTTCAAGAAAAGGATTGATTGAACAGTTAAAATATGAAGGATTTACAAACGAACAATCAGAATATGGAGCTTCAACAGTAGGATATTAATATAAAAGAAAAGCATCAGTAAAACTGGTGCTTTTTACATACTTTAAAAGAGGTGTATTATGATAAGAGAATTTAAACTAACAAATGAAAAGGGGCAAGAGTTTTCATTGATGGACATAGAAAAATATTGTCTACTAACAGAACCATCCGGCTTAGGATATAGTTATTCAACAGAATATGAACAATTAGGAAACAATTTTTTGACAAATTTAAAAAAATTAGAGCAAGGAATAATAACTGGAATTGCTAACTTTTTATATTATGATAACTTTATGGATTTTGGAAATTTTATTGAAAGTGCTAAGAAGCTACAATTTATATATAGTATACCATACAAAAACGAGAAAAAAGTTTTTTACAGAGATGTTAATATAAAGTCGTTAGATAAAAGTGAGAAACAGACAAATGGAGTTATATCAGAAACTATTGAATTTGAATGTCTTTCTTTATGGTATGAGCAAAACGAAACTATATTCAAAATAGAAACATATGAAGATGAAATGAGATATAACTATAGATGGAATAGTAGATATATAGATTATAATACAAGAGCAATACAATTTAATAACAAAGGTCATGTAGATGCACCATTTCAAGTTGAGATTGACGGATTTGTACAAAATCCAACAATCTCTATTTTTGTTGAAGATGAAGAGTATGCTAATATAAAGATACCAATAACAATCAATGAATATGAAAAATTATTATATTCTAGTAAAGTTGGTGAAATATACATACAAAAACAAAATACCGATGGAACTAAGGTTAGCTTATGGAAAAATCAATATATAGATATAAAAAAACAAAACATATTCAAATTACCACTTGGAGTGTCAGAGATTAGGCTGACCGCAGACGATGATGTGTTAAATGCTAAATTAACCATATTCACGCAATACAAGGTGGTGTAAGCAGTGAGTGTAAAAGTAACTTTTAATAATAAAGAATATGAAACAGTTTATAATGAACAAAGCGGATTATATGAAATAGAATTAGAAGCACCAGGTGTTGGTGGAATATATAATGCAGAAATAACATTTAGAGATTCAATAGAAAATATTGAAACATCAACAAGAAAAATTCAAGTATGGGCAAAAGAAAAGAACACTAATGTATCACAAGAAACTTTAGTGTATTTTTTGAATCAAACGGACTTGGAAATAAAAGATGTTGTTGAGTTTGAAAATTATGAATATATCATAGATGAAGAAACAAATCAAAAGACGATATTTAATGTAATGAAGAAAGTTAATGCTGAAAATGGTGATGTTGTTGTTTTGCAAAGACGTGGAAAGATAGACTATTCAGGAATAGTTGAAGACTTTGAAAATGCAGACGGAGAGTTAAAAAGAGAAATTACAATCAAATATATTTCTAATCTATTTGATAGAAAAGTAATACTAAATAATGAGAATCTAATAAAAGAAGTGGGGATTGAAGATTTTATTGCAAAAGAAATATATAACAATTTTACAAATTCTGAAGATAAACTACTAAATTATAAGTGGCTAGATGTAGAAGTAAAAACACATACAAAAATACAAAAATCTGTAGATAATGAAAATGGGATTTATAATTTTCATACATTTATAACTAACTGTACTCAAAATTACAACATTATATTAGATTTTACTTATGATCAAGGAAGAATAAAATTAACAATATATAAACAAGATGCAGAAACACAATTAATAGATACAACGATACCAGATATAAGTAATTATATAGAAAAATTTGAAACAAGTGTTACAGCAAAAGTTATAGTAAAAACAGATACAGACGTACAAGCTTGGTATTTATTAAGTGATAGAACTACAACACAAAATAAAGATGATTTAAACAGAGCAATTGGTAAGGTTGAAACAGTATACACTGCAAAATCAGAAGATGCAAGACAAACAGCACTAGATAAGTTCAAGTCAAATACGTATAATCATTATATTTCATTTAAAATAAATAGAAATAGTAAATTATTCGATGTTGAAAAAATGAAAATAGGAACACCGTTAAGCGTAAGAACTAACAATAATATAATATTAGACACTTATATTTCAGCTATAAAAGATGATGGGAGTAACTTTATTGAAATAACGTGCGGAAATATGAGAATTAATTTTATAGATAAAATATTAAAAGAAAGGAACAAATAAAATGATAAAAGGTTTTAGATTTACAAATCAACTTGCAAATGCAGAAGTAGATGCAAGAATACATCAAGAGTTTTTAAATAAAAATGATGGTATTTTTTACGGAATGGGATTAAGCTATACTAATAATTCAATAACTATTTCAGAAGGATTGTGTGAAATTGCAGGTAGACCGATTGCAGTTATAGATAGTGAAACCGTGAATGTGGGAACAGAAAACTTATATTGCTTATTAATATTAGAGATTGATTTATCAAAAGATTCAACAAAGGATGTATTCAATCAAACTTCTTTTAAATTATTAACATCAAGTACAAGTTATCCGACTGTAACACAACAAGATATTAATAAATATGGTGGAACGGAGAGTTTATATCAGTTGGAATTTGCAAGATTTAGAAGTGGCTCAAATGGAATATCTGAATTTAAAGATACTAGACTATTCTTGAATTTTGATGGCATTTATTCTCAAATTAAATCTGAATGTCAGTCTATTATTAATCAAATTAAGCAGGAGTTGGCAAACGTTGAAGATGGTAGTAGTTATGTTTTGAAAAATAATATTGCGATATTAAAAGGGATTCAAAACGTTACAGCAGAAGAAAACGAAAGATTAGACTACACATTTTCTGTTAGCTATCCATCAGGTTTTTCTAAAGATAATTGTATAGTGTTAGCGTTTGGATCAAGATATTCAAACAATAATAAAGGTTTTTCTTTTGGAACTAGAGATAGTTATGGGAGTTCGGGAGCCTTTGTAGAAACAGCATTTGGAAAATCAGTAACATTATTATCAGATAAAATAGTTGCACATTTTTACTTTTTATATGCAGGTGCTTCTCATAATAAAAGTGAGTATTCTATAGAATATGAAATAGTATTAATGAAAATTCCATCATATGAAGAAGGTGTAGATTATACGTTAGGTGATGTTAATGGAGATGGTAAAATAGATAATGATGATATGGAAGCAGTAAGAAAATATATTCTTACTACAGAAGCGTTAACAACAAAACAATTTGCAGCAGCAGATATAAACAAAGATGGAGAAGTTGATGCTGTTGACATGACTTTATTACAAAGGATGATTAATAATCAAATTTAGATTAGGAGGCATTAAATGTCAAAAATACAAGAAATCATAGTAGAGCCAAACAAGATTGTTGTAGGCTCTACTTTTAAATTGAAAGTAAGAGTAATAGATAGTTATCTAAATAAGAAAAAAATAGTTTCAGAGAATAGAAAAATTATAGCTACAGAAGATGGAAAAAATATAAGAACGGAATGGGGTGAGTAGTATGTCAGAAGAAATCAAAGTTAGTGAAATGCAACAAGCTGATAATATAAAAGATGAAGATATATTTATGATTATTCAGAATGGAGCAAATAAGAAAATTAACTTAAAACAAATAGAAGTAGCAATTAAATTAGCAACGTTACAAACTGCATTTCCAATAGGTTCGAGATATGTGACACAAGACAATACAAATCCAAGTGAAATATTGGGATTTGGAACATGGGAGAGATTAAAAGGAAAAGTATGTTTAGGATTAGATGAAGATGATACTGATTTTAACACAATAGGTAAAACAGGAGGAGAAAAAACGCATACTTTAACAAAAAATGAAATGCCAAATCATGATCACAATATAATAACATGGAATAATTATAATTCAGGAACGATGACTGGTGTAAAAGTTGCAAAAACAATAGATAATGCAGACGGAAGTTCAAGTTCGTCACAACCAATCAGTGGAGCTGGCGGAGGAGAGGCTCATAATAATTTACAACCTTACACAGTCGTAGGATATATGTGGATAAGGAGGCTTTAAATGATAAATAAAATACAATATAAAGATAAACAATCAATACAAAATGACGAGAATGTTGCAGAAGAAAACAAAGTTACAGACACGGACAAGCGAGTGGAAACAGTATACATATAGAAGATAGTTCAAATATAAGTTTAAGTGATGAATTAGTAAGCATAGATGTAAATTACAAAAAAGACTTGACTACAGAACATGATGAGTTACAAAATCAAATAGATGAAATTAAACAACTAAAATGATAGTAGAATTATTAAAGAAACTAATTGTTAAAAAGTATTATAAAGAAAAAACAGACATAGAAAACAAATTAAATGTATTTTATGCAATGAGTAAAATAAGTGATGAAGAATACAGCGAATTAACATTGCTAGTTGAAGATACATATGTAGAAAATATAGCTACAGAAGTAGCAGAAGGAGAAGAATAATGCAAGATGTAAACATCATAGAAAAAATATCTCACTTAGAAGAAAGAGAAAAATCAAATACCAAGCGTTTAGATGAGCATACTGCTAGAATAGACAATCTTGAAAAAACATATTCTATAATGGAAAAAATGGATTATAGAATGGAAAATGTAGAAAATAATGTTTCAGAAATTAAAGAAGACATTCAAAAAAGCAAAGAGCAAAAACGGTATGAAATGGGATAAATTAATTGATTATTTATTCTATGCAATACTAGCATTTGCTCTTTTTAAATTGGGATTAAAATAGAAGGAGGATAGATATGAAAGAAAAACGAAATAAGAATATACTATTAATAATTGTTTCTATATTAATAGGTATGCTGGGTGGTTTTGGATTTTATAATGTTAACAAAGATAAATCAGAAGATGAAATCATAAATAGTGCTGTGAATGAAGTGATAAATTATATAGAAAATAAATCTAGCACGGAAATCCCTAAATTAACAGAGAATGATGAGCAGTCACTAGAAGTTCAAGAAACAGAAGCAGAAGGATTCGAGGAACAAGGACAAGTTGCTTATGAAGGAGCAGAAAAAACACCAAACATTCAGCTTGGAGATTATGCTGGATTAACATACTATTCACAACTTGATAACAGATGGCGTTATAATATGTATTCTAGCGTTAATGATAGTTCACAAACAATAGGAACGTCAGGATGCGGTCCTACAAGTTCTGCGATGGTGGTAAGCTCTATTAAAGGAAATATAACTCCAGACCAGATGGCGAACTTATATACACAATATGGTTATCGTTCAGCAAGTCAAGGAACATATTGGTCTGCTTTTAAGTGGACTGCTGATGTATTTGACATTGATTATAGTGAATGTTATAAATTAGATGATGCAATATCAAAATTAAAAGACAATCATTATATAATAACAAGTTGCAATCAAGGATTATTTACATACGGAGGACATTTTATTGTTTTAATAGGGATAGAAGGAGATTATGTAAAAATATATGATCCATATCTTTATAATGGAAAATTTGATGTTAATACTCGTAGAGGAAAAGCAACAGTAAAAGGTAATACTGTATATGTGTCAATAGAAGATTTTAGAAAATATGCTAATTATAAAAAATTCTTCTGTTTCAAAAATGGTAAAACTAATACAAAGGAAAATACTACTACACCAGTTATAACAGATAATGTAACATCAGATGTAAATACAGTAAATTATCAAGTCAAAATAACAGCAAATAGTGGATTAAACATAAGAGCTGGAGCAAATCTCTCTTATGCTAGAGTTGGAGGATATGCAAAAGGTTCAATAGTAACTATATTAGCAGAATCAAATGGTTTTGGAAAAACAGATAGAGGTTGGATATCTTTAACATATACAAGCAAAGATATTAATCAATCAATAACTAATCAAACAGTCGGTTCAACAAAGAAGTTAATTAAATCCAGTATCTTATACAGTAATTCGAATTTAACTGGCTATAAATACAATTATAAAGCAAATACGACAATAACAATACTACAAAACATAAGTACAACTGTAGATAAAGTTAGAGTTAATGCAACAGGGAGAGTCTTATATATTAAGAATAGCAATTATGCAAATATAACAATTTCAAAAAGCAAAAGTACAACCAGAAAAACAAAAAAATGTACATTATACTCAAAATCAAATTTAAGTGGTAAAAAATATCAATATAAAGCAAATACTACAGTAACAATTTTACAAAATATAAATTCACATACAGATAAAGTAAAAGTAAATCAGACTGGCAGAATAGCTTATATTAATATTAATAATTATAAATAAAAGAAGAGGTGGGTTGATTATTTTCAACTTACCTCTTTTTTTCGTTTTACAGTCAAAATTGAGGCATAAAACTATATCAATAAAAAATAAAAACGGCTTAAAAACGATTTTGAAAAGCGTATTTTGGGAAAAATAAAAAACTAGATAAATGCTTGATTTACCTAGCTTTCTCCGTCTCACGGATAATAAATGCGTTTTTTATATTATATATTTTTTTAGTAAATTAGTCAATACCTAATTTTTCTTTTAATGCTTCTTGTAATACTTGTGAAAAATTGATATTGTTTTTTTCAGATAAGTAATTTAACCATTCTGGTATTGTCAACGTCTTTTTTATAGACTTGTTGTTAAATTTTTTTCGATAATCTTCCATATCAATACTTACAAATGAAATAAATTGATTTTTTTCCAAATTAATATTAGATAGATCTAAAGTTGGTTTTGGGAAATTAGTTAAATTATCCAAATATAATCCCATAGCATCCTGGGCCATTAGATAAGCATCTTGTATACTGTCTCCAAAAGTTGAACAACCTTTTAGGTCTATAAAATCAACATTATAATATTTGCCATCAAAAGTAAATATTGCAGGAAAAACAGTTAATTTTGTTTTCATTTTTTTTACCTCCCAATATAAGTTAGAAAGGAGAAAAAAGGCATAGCAAACAAACATAATATAAGATATAAAATTTTAAGCCTTCTCCCAATACACTCAAAGTTTATATATTATATTCCAGTTTGTTGGAAGGGCTAATCATTTTAGCCCTGTCCTTTTTAAGATTGCCTCAGCTGTTCCGATTGGAATATCCTTGTTATGTACAGGAATAATCTCTATTTGATTCCCGTTTTTTCATTTTTAAGTGAGAACCTTTTTGTGAGATTTCTTGCCAACCATTTTGCTTTAGCAATTTGATTAGCTGTTTACCACGCATTTATTATCCTCCTTTCTGCTTAATATTATACTACGTATTGATACGTATGTCAATATATATTTAAAAATAATTTCAAATTTTTCTACAAACTTCGACAGACAACTCAACATAAATATGCTACAATATAAAAAAGGAGATGGTAAATATGAAAGAAAACTATTTGAAGTCTCTACGAATGATAAGAATACTAGATATAAAAACAGAAGATGAATACAAAAAACTACTGAAAAATTATTTATTATTATCAGTAGAAAGTTTAAAATACATAGCACAGACAGATAATTTCAATGAAATAATAGTACAAGCTAAAGAAGTCGAGTAGGCTTCTTTTTCAGGAAAATATTACATTTCCACCATAGTGGATGGACTTGGTTATATTTATACACCATATTCGAAAGGAGAGGTAGTATGAATGTAGTAAAAGATGAAATAATGGAAGAACTAATTATAAGTAATGAAGATTTTGAAAAATATTTTAACAAAAGAAAATGGATAACAAAAGAAGAGTATGAAAAATATTTACAAATAAAACTTGACAATTAGTAATAATATATGTATAATACGTTTTGTAATTAATTAACACTTTTTTAACACTTTAGTTTTTTATAACTAAAAATAACTATAAAGAACTTTTGTGTAAAAATGTTGAAAATACTAGACTTATACGGAACTGGACATGAGTGAAAATATGAAAAAATTAATCATGGGTTCGATTCCCGTAGGGGTCACCAAAATATTATAAACTTAGAGTATCAACGGTTACAAAGAATAATCTTGATACTCTATTTTTACGTTTAACACTTTTTTAACACTTTAGTTTGGCTATAATAGGCTATTTATTCTATTTACAGCATCAATTTTTGTCTTAGGTAATACATGTAAATATATTTGTGTAATTGTTATATCAGAATGTCCCATTAGATCTTGAACAGTTTTTAGATCTACACCATGAGATAGAAGCATAGTAGCATATGTATGTCTTAAGCTATGAAACTTTTTATATGGTATTTCACTAGCACTTAATACTTTTTTCCAATTTCCAAATAGAGTTTTAGCAGAAATAGGTTCTCCATTCTCGCTAAAAACAAATTCTGACTCTTTTTTCATATTAGACAACATATTTACTAGCTTATCAGGTAAATCTACTCTACGAATTGAATTTTGCGTTTTAGGAGTATTGTATATTGTTTCTAATTGTTTATTTCCATTGTCATCAAAAACATATACTTTTTTTACGGTTTCTTTTACTTCTAAGTATTTTTCTTCAAGATTAACATTTTCCCATTTTAATGCTAATAATTCGCCTTGTCTTAATCCAGTTCCAAGAGCCACCAAAATTAGATTCTCAAATTTATGTCCAGCAAAAGCTTCTTTTAATTGTTTTATTTCATCTTCGTTAAAATATTCAATATCAGCTTTAACACCTTTTTTAACACTTTTATTTGGAATAGTTATATTGTTGCAAGGATTTCTTAGTATAAAGCCTTCACGTTCCGCATATGAAAAGAATTGTTTTAGCAACTTATTCAATTTATTTATTTGAGAGTATGTTTTATTCTTTCCTAGTTTATTATAATATTCTTGTATTTGAATAGATTTTGTATTATAGACCTTTAACCCAGATATGTCTGAATCTTTTATATAGTTTCTATATGTTCCTTCATATGACTGGAAAGAAGATGGCTTAACTTCATTTTTCTTTATTTGAAATAGCCATTTATAAATTAGTTCATCTACAGTTACGTTTTCAAAATCTAAAGACATACCATTTTTTATTTTATTTATATATTCTTCGGCTTTTTCCTCAGCTTCTTTTTTTCCTGTTCCATAGAATTGTTTTCTTATAGGTGTTCCATCAGCTTTGTGACCAATAGTCTTTGTTATTCTGAAATATTCTTTTCCATTAGATTCAAAATTAGTTCTTTTAGCCATGTTTACCTCCTTAAAAAATAAGATAAGTATTGCTACTTATCTTTAGTATAATGCATTTTCTTTTATAAAAAAATAAAAGTAGCTGCAATGAGCTACTTTATAAAGTCTTCTATAATGCAGGTATCAATATTGCTCCTGATAAGGAACAGTATTATACTGCTGAGTTATATAACTAACTTTATTATAATATATTATATGCTCATTTGTCAAATTTTATTCTGAATTATTTTAAAAAAAGTTCTTTTATTTTTTCATCTATTAAATCTAAGGTATTACCTGAAACCTTTAATTTAGCCAAAACATCAGAGTTAGTTTTTGGATCATAAATTCTTTGTTTACTAATTGTTGTTATTTGTGAAACTAATGCAACGCTACCTTTTTTCATTTTTGATATTTCTTTTTCAACCTTTTTTATATATTTAAAATCGTTATTAAATTGTTCTACTTTTTCAGATGGCAATTTCCAAATATCTTCATATTTTTGTGATAAGTCTTTTGCCATATTAGCACAAATTTTAGTTAAATTTAAATATATTTCATTTCCTAAATTTACAGTAACAAGTTCATTATATTTTTTATTTTCTTTTACTGATGTTAAAGGAACAACAGTTAATGTTCCAGATAAGATAGCATTATTTTTATCTAAAACTATACAATAATGTAATCCACCTTCTTCATTTCCAACATTAAATCCTAAATTGGCTTTTATAATACTACCTCTTTTATACTTTTTTAGAAGTTTAGGTTCAAAACTCTTTTCACTTAAATTATATAATGTAAAATCTTCAAACCAAAATGATAATAAATGGACTTTTTTATAATCTTCTTGCTCCATATAATAAGATAAAAGAGAATCTAGTTTATTAATAGCATTCTTTTTGTGAGTATCAGCATAAAGATATTTTTCATTTTCTTCAAACGTATTTCCTGTAGATTTTATTTCTTCATTTTCATTCATTATTTCTTTTAATTCTCCTTTTTATCTATTTATTTTTGTTTCTATTTATTAATTTCCATTTTTCCAACATATTTTCCTAAAATTTTAATTGGTGTAGTTTTATCATAGACTTGTGTTTTAAAGCTTTCATCGTCTGATTGTGGTTCTAGTATAATCATATCGCCTTGTCTAGTAAACTTCTTTAATGTAGCATCATACCCATTTACTAAAACCACAGCAATTTCTCCATCTTCAACTATATCTTGCTTATGAATTAATGCAAAAGCACCATTTCTAATAACTTTATTCATACTTTCACCATTCACACGCAAGAAAAAGTGTTCTTCAGGATTTACTATTCCCATTAAATCTGGATCAAGTGGTAATCTTCCCTCGATACATTCTTCAGCCCAATTAGGTTGTCCTGCTGATATTTGTCCATAAACAGGACACATATAAAATTTTTTATCAGATTCATCTATATTAGAAGTATTATTTCTTGCATCTGATTTGCCTAACAGGTAATCTGTACTGCAATTTAATATTTCAGATAACTTATTTAAAATTTCAATAGATGGCATATTCTTATCATTTTCATAATTAGCAATATTAGAACGTGATGTGTTAATTCTTTTTGCAAGTTCTTCTTGTGTCATATCGTGTTCTTGTCTAATTTTTTTTAAATTATTTCCAAAGCTCATAACAGTACTCCTTTCAAGTAAATTATAACATTTCAATGTCAGTTTTGCAAACTTTTTTGTAAAAAAATAAAAAAATTTTGCAAAAAGTATTGACAGTCAAACAAATATAATATATAATGTCGGCAGAACAAACAAAGAAGGAGGGTAAGAAAATGAGAGAAAAACTTATAGAGATTAGAACTAAAAAAGGATATACGCAAGAGCAGATGGCCAATGAATTGAATGTGGCAAGAACAACTTATACAGGTTATGAAAAAGGGAATGTTACTCCATCTTTAGAAGTTGCATTGAATATAAAAAGAATATTGAAATATAAAAATGACGATATTTTTTTAAATTCTAATATCAGCGAAACAAACATAAAATAATTACAATTCAAAGAAAGGAGATGAGAGGATGGAAATAAAATGTACAGTTGAAGAATTAAAAGAACTGATTAAAGAAAAAAGAACATCAGTTGCTGTAACAACTGATGAAATACCACCACATGAATTTCCACTATTTGATTTTAGAGAATATCAACGCACTTGCATGGAAGAGGGACAAGAAGTTCCCAAAGAGGAGAAGGACTAGGCTGCCCAGACCAGTATTTATCAGCAAAATAACAGTATGAAGCAAAGGAAACATTATCAAATTTATTGTTTTTAAGATAATTCTTAAAAGAACCCGGTTTAGTAATCCAATTTGCATCAAATTTATAAATTTTAGAGCATTCGAGTTTTACAATTTGAAAATTGGATTTTTCGAAAAAAGTTTTCCAAGCATCAAGTTGTTCTAAATTTTCTACAGCAAATAGGCATTGAAATCTTGATGGATATTGTGGGTATTTTAATATTCTTACATATTCAGCTGCAAATTCCCAAAGAAAAGATGGAATATCATTATAAGGATTTTGAGACAAATAATGTATTCCGTGAATAGACAAAGAATTATTATAAATATTAAAAATATCATTTAAATCAAAACCATTTTCAAGTGAAAGAACTTGATTAATAGACATAGAGTTAGCTCTATCAATATGATAGACAAACATGTAATCACCACCTTTCGACAAAATTATACCAGGTGGAAATTAAAAAGTAAAGGAGATGAGAAAATGCCAATACCTAAATATGTTTCTGCTGAGGAATATAGCAGACAATCTGGGATAGGAGTTGAAGAAGTTAAACGATTATGCAGAACTAATCAATTAAAACATTTTATGACAGAAGGAGGATATTACAAAATAGCAGTAGATGATGATTCAGTTCCTAAGGGACAATATGACAAAGTAAAAGAAGAAAATACAAAATTAAAAACAATAATAAATACAATTTTGACAACAGCTAGTCAAGTAAAAATTAAGGAGGAAAACAAATGAAAAACATGATTAAAGGATTAATATTTTGGATTATAGCATTAGCGTTTATATTTGTAATGTTTACAATAGCAGAAGCATTATCAAAAATAGTAACAATGAATGCAATAATGAATTTAGTTTATGTATTGCTAGTAATTAGCATTGTATACATATTGAAAAATAATTAGAAAGGAAGTGAGAAGAATGAAAATAGTAATGATAGTAATATATGCTATAGAACTAATACTAATATTTATTTCTATAATTAATCTAATAAGAGTAAATAGATCTATTGATACAGAAAATAAAAACTTAGAAGAATTAATCAAAGCCAAAGAAGCTAACTTAGAATTAAGATTTGAAAATTATGAATACGAAGAAATTTTAAATAACATTAATATTGCAGCATTTGAGAAAGGACAAGGAAGTATAGTGGATAGATTTGACAAAATAAAAGAAGTTATCCAGTCTGCAAACAAAAATAACTTCTAAAAACCAAAGTACATAAATATATGATTTTCTAATTAATTATATCAAAAATGACTTAGAAAATCAAGAAAAAGAGAGTAAATAACATGAAATGTATAAATTTTAGATTCAGAACAAAAGATTACCAAAAATATATTTATTGTGTAAAAAAGAAAAAGAAAATTCAATATGCCGAATGTAAAGAGTGTAAATATAAAGAATACAAACAAGGCAAAGAAATAAAGAAAAAATCAAAGAAGTTGAAAAAATTAGAAGACAACAGATTCAGCATAATAACAGACAATTTAAAAATTTGTTATATATGCAAAAAAAGATCCAAAATGGATTTAAATGAAGTATTTGGAGGAAACAACAGACAAATGAGTATGAAATATGGACTTGTTATACCGGTCTGCCGAGAATGTCATTCCCAATATGATCTTGATAAAGAATTAAGAGGCAAGTATCAAAAAGAAGCACGATTGAAATTCGAAGAAATATATAGTCATGAATTGTTTATGAAAGAATTTAAGAAAAATTATTTTTAGGAGGAAAATTAAAATGAATAAATTGAAAAAATACGAAGAATATACGAATGAGGAATTTGCAAGATTAAGCTATGAGGAAAAAGAGGAGATAAAAGGAGGATATTATTTAAGAAAAGCAGGAAAATTTACTTTGATTGGTACAGTAGGAATATTCGCGTTTGTAACAATAATAAAAAGCTTTACGACAATACCAACTGGGTATGTTGGTGTAAAAACAAGATTTGGACAAGTTCAAGATACAGTGATACAAGAGGGATTAAATTTTAAAATGCCATATGTAGAAAAAATTGTAAAAATAGACTGCAAAACTCAAAAATGTGAATATGAAATGGAAGCAAGTTCAAAAGACTTACAGAAAGTATCAAACATAAAAGTAGCTGTTAATTATAACGTAGATAAGTCAAAAGCTAATACATTGTATAGAGAAATTGGAAAAGATTTTAAAGGAGTAATAATTGAGCCGGCTATATATGAAAGTGTAAAGCAAGGAATGAGCCAATATACAGCAGAAGAATTAATTGCAAAAAGAAGTGAAGTTTCAAATGTTATTGTAACTTTATTAACAGATAAACTAGAAAGTAGAGGAATAGCAATAACAGCATTAAATATTACAGACTTTAGTTTTTCACAAGAATTTGATGATGCAATAGAAAAGAAACAAGTAACAGAACAACAAACTCAACAAGCAAAATATGAATTAGAAAAAGCAAAAGTAGAAAATGAAAAGAAAATAGAAAATGCAAAAACAGAAGCGGAAGTAATGAAACAACAAAATGAACAAATAACAGAGCAAACACTTAAATTGAAAGAATTAGAAAATCAATCAGCATTAATAGAAAAATGGAACGGACAATTACCGACAACAGTAACGGATGATGTTTTATCTATACTAAATAAATAATTACATAAGAAGATAAGAAAAAACAACAAGGGATAGACACATATAAGTTTATCCCTTTAAAAATTTTACGAAAGGATAAATAAAATGACATACATAGAATTAATAAAAGCTTTCGAGAAGTGGCTCGAAACTAATCATTTACCAAGCGTAGCTCAATTATTGTGGTACAAGTTAATCGGACTATTTAATAAAGCTATGTGGAGCGAATGGATTACAGTAGATAACTACAGATTGATGGCACTCTTAGATGTAAAACGTGAGGCAACTTTTATATCATATAGAGATAAATTAATAGAAGCGGGACTTTTTGAATATAAAAAAGGAAAAAAAGGAAGCCCGAACAAATATAAAATTTGTACTGTCAATTTTGAAAGTACAAATAGTAGTATAAAGAGTAGTACAAGTAGTAGTAAAAAGCGGAGTAAAAACAGTAGTAGATACCGCAGACATAATAGATAAAGACAAAGACATTTATATTATTTTATTTAATAAATATAAAAAACAAATCGAAAATGGATTTGGACTTATTGAATCGGTACGAGCTTGTCAAAAAGAAGATAACTTTCAAAAATTAGAAAGAGAGTCTCAAGATAAGCTTAGAAATGAGTTAATGAAAATATTTTAGAAAAAGAGGTAAACACATGAAAAATAAAGGAATAGATATAAAAAACTATTTATCAACAGAGAGATATACAACTAGAAAAGAATTAATGGAAAAAACAGGACTTGGTGATAGAGAAGTAAGAAGTAAAATAAGTGAATTAAAAAAGGAAAGAGTAGTAATTTATAGTAGCAGTAAAGCAGGTTATAGATTAGCAAAAGAATTAAAGAGTATGAGTCAACATGAAAGAGACGAGGAAATAAAATTAGTAATACACAGTTTAAATGATTGCAAGTCAAGAACGAAACAACTAAATAAACAAAAAAGGAAGTATATAGCATATCTTAAGAAAGCTGAAAAAATCATGTTAGAAGAAAACATGAATCATATACCAAGAGTAGATTAGGAGAAAAATAATGTTAAAGATCTTAGATATAAAATATAGAAAAGAACCGATAAAACATACAAAGTTGCAGCATTTTGAAGAGAAAAATAACCTTGTAAAAAGGAAGTCGGACAAGTTGTATGATTATTATATTTGCGATTATTGTGGTTCTGAAATAAGACTAGATATAAAACAAACAGAAAGAAGTGGAGGAATAGCAATATTACCAAATTCGCTTACTAAGTGCGGAGAATTGAAAGTAGTATTATGCAATAAGTGTGTTAAAGATGTTTTAAAACAATTAGAAAAATAAAGATACAAAGGAGATTGATGAAGTGAAAATAGATGATGTAGATGAAGTAAAGGAATTGCTAGTTGATATTGATATATTATTTAGCAATTTAGACGATATAAAGAAAGAGCTAGAAGAAAAGATAAGACAGAAAGAAGCGGAACAAGAGGATTATTTACATGAAATAGAACTAGGAAATTTAAATGGAATACAACTTACAGGAGTCGCAAAACAATTGAAACAAACAAGGAAAGAGAGAAGAGTATTTAAAGACAAGTTGGATTTAATAAATACTCTAAAAGGATATACTGACAAATATATTACAAAAGGGATTATTGGAGATACAAAACAAGCCATCAAGAATATTGAAATGTTGGAATCTAATCATAAAACAAGAGAATATGTTCCAAGAATAATTAAAAATTTAAGATGTGCTAAAAAGAGAAAAGGAGATGAATGATTATGGCAGATGTATCAGATAATGAAGAATTAATAGCAACAAGAAAGTTACACGGATTAGATGATAATCTATTTAAAACAGAAAAAGAATCTAAAACAAATAAGCAAGAAAAAGAACTAAATGATCTAGAAAATTTTGCAGAGTTATTAAGACCAGAACAGAGATATTATACAAACATAATTAAAAAGTTGGTTGAAAATGCTAGAAGTGGAGGAGCAAATGGAAGATAAAATTGAAGTAAATGAATATGTAAGAACTAGAGCAGGGCATATTTATAAAATAACTAATATAGATGAAAACGGGCTTATTTATTGGAATAAAATATAATGTGGATGGAGTGAGCAACAATTAGAAGATATTATAGTAAAACACAGCAAAATAATATCAGAAGTTGTAAATGTTGGAGATTATGTAAATGGAAAACTAATACACAAAATAGATAAAGGACCAAATTATTGTTATTTATATTACGGAAATTGTAAGACATTTGTAGATTATCAAATAAAAACAATACTAACAAAAGAAAGTTATATAGCTAATTGCTATAAAGTAGGAGGAGAAAAATAATGAGTCATTTTACAGTAGCAGTTATAACTGCAAAAAAAGAAAAATTAGAGGAAATGTTAGCATCTTATGATGAGAATTTAGAAGTAGAACCTTATATAGAGAGAACAAAGGAAGAAATAATTAAAGAAGCAAGAAAGAGAAAAGAAGATTATTCTAAAGAACAAAAAGAAGGAAAAGAATTAAGTGATTGGCAACTAAAATATATAAATGCCGAAAACGACGAAGAATTATATAAGGCTGAAATAGAGGAATATGAAACTTATGATGAACAGCGGAAATGAATTAAGTACATATAATCCTAATTCAAAATGGGATTGGTATGAAATAGGTGGAAGATGGAGAAATTCATTATTAACTAAAGAAGATAATGAAGATGTAATATCAGAAACTAGATTAGAAGATTTAATAAACCAAGGAAGCAATTTAAGAAAAGAATCTCCAATAGGATATAAATGGGTAGATGGTGCAAGAATTAAAGACATAGATTTTAAAAAAGCTGCAGAAATTAAAAATACATATAACAAAGCAATTAGATTTTGGGAAACTTATGTGGAAGGAAAAGAAGCATTAACAGAAGCGGAAAAAGAGGATATTAAGTGGGAAGTTTATAAAAAAGAATATTATATAGAAAGATATGAAACAAAGGAAAATTATGCAAAGATGCAAAGTACATTTTCTTGTTGGGCATTATTAGATGAAACAGGCTGGAATGAAAAAGGAAAAATGGGATGGTGGGCTATGAATGATAGTACAAAAGATAGTGAACAACTATTCTTAGAAAAATTTACAGAAACAATTAATAAACCAGAAAATCAAGATAAATACTTAATTATAGTAGATTGCCATATATAAAGTAGGAGGAGAAGATGAATTTTGAAGATATAAAGAACATGAACAAAAAAGAATTTGAGCAATTTATGTTTAATATACAAAGCAACAATAAAAAATTTTGTGTAAGATGTGGAAATTTTACATTAGACAGAATAACTGTTTCGGTCGCAAAAAATGGAAACTCTCCACGAAAATTATGTAATATGTGCAAAGAATGTTATACAGATATGCTAGATTATTTAGGAATAAGTGATATTGAGGAGTAGGAGGAGAAGATGAATAGAGAGATAAAGACAGGATAAAAGGATAAAAAGTATTGCAATAGGAATGCGAATGTGATAGTATTGCATTGAGGTGATTATTGTGAATACAAAACAAGAAAAATTAATAAAGATTTTAAAAGAAATATATATAAAAGAAGGAAAAATACCTACGAAAAGGTACATAAATTCTAGGGAAGATTTGCCAAGCGAAATGAGCTTTAGAACAGCATTTGGAAGTTGGGGAAAAGCTTTGAAAGAGGCTGGAATAGAACCTCAAAAACCATATCCATCTAAAAAGTGCATAGAAAATTCAGTAAAAGCACATAAAAATAAAAAAGGATTTAATAATAAAGGTGGAAAAAGAATAAACAAACAAGGATATATAGAAATATGGAAACCAGAACATCCAAATGCGAATAAAAAAGGTTATATTTTAGAACATAGGTTGGTCATGTCAGCATATATAGGGAGACCATTAACTGAAAATGAGGATGTTCATCATAAAGACAAAGACAAAGCTAACAATGATATAAGTAATTTAGAATTGATGACTAAAAGCCAGCATGCTAAATATCATGAAAAGAATGATACAAATAAGCATAATCGAAATAACACAGGAAAATGTAAATATCCTGAATGCGATGAAAATACTAACAGCAAGATTGGGTTATGCAATAAGCATTATAAATTACAATGGCAAAGACTAAAAAGCGGATTAATTAGTAATATTGATGAGTTTAAAGAAATATCAAGAAAACATACAGAAGCAACTAAAAAGAAATTAAGTGATATTGCTAAAAAACAACCTAGAAAAAACGGTAAATTTTCAAAGAGTAGGTAAAACTACTCTTTTTTATATACGATAAGCCAGAGTTATTAGGAGGAGAATAGATATGTTAAAAAAAGACATAGAAGTTGGTAGAATATTATATTGGAATACAACTGGAGCAAACAATTCAAAAATATCACTCAAATGTGAAGTTATAGATGTGGGAAAAATATGGATATGGGTGCATGTGTGTGGATGCTTAGCGTATAACAATTTAGCAATTAATGATTTAAGTATAAAACCACTACATAGAGTAACTAACAACAATCTAAAGTAAAGGAGTAAATATGGAAATGGAAGAGAAAATAAAAAAACTAAAATTCATTAAGTTACCAATAGATGAAGAAACAGGCAAAGAACAAAAAGAGTTTGGAGAAATGCTGGGACATATATATAGCGCGTATTATAGTGAATTTGAAAAAGGTTATGTAATAGTAGGGACAAACTCAGAAGAGGCAAGCAAAGCTTTTGATAATACAATTTACAAAACATTAATATCAGCAGGAGAAGATAAAGAATTTGCAAGAGCTTGTGCATACGAAGGGGAAGATTTAGGAATGTGTCTATACATACCTAAAGAATGTTTTGAAGAGGTAGAGGAGTAAATAAGAGATGAAAACAGAAACTACAAAAAGACTAGAACAATTATTAGCAAATCGTTTTAATAAAAGAAATGAGTTTTATGTTTTTGAATGTACGATTGGCTGGTATGGAAAAGAAATAGTAGATTGTATAATGTACAACTGTCAAAGAGAAACTTACTGCTATGAGATAAAACAATCAAAACAAGATTTTCATAGTAAAAATAGATTAACATTTATAGGAAATAAAAATTACTTCGTAATGCCATATAAATTGTATAAAGAGGTAGAAGATGAAATACCACCAGAAATAGGAGTTCTTGTGGCAATAGATAGATTAGAGCCAAGAGAAAAAGAAGAAATACTTGATTTTGGTATCAAAAAAACAAGTTCTTGGAGAGAACCAATAGATGGATTAAAAGAACTTTATTGCATAAAATCAGCAAGAAAACAAGAACTTAAAGCAGATAAAGAGATAATATTGTCTTCAATGTTAAGAAGTATGCAAAGGGACAGACTTTATGATTTAGAGAGGAGTGATACATAATGAAAACAGCAGATGAGATAGAAAATAAAGAAATAATAAAAGTAATATTTAATGATTTTATAAATCAATATGAGAAAGCTAAAACAATAAGTGTGGGAATGTTACCAAATGGTGAAAATTGTATTTATACTAAAATTAAAATGACGGGTAAGCAAAAAGAATTTATGAAAGATTATTTGAAAAAGATAGGAGGATAAAATGAGAGGATTTAATATTGGAGATAGATTAACAACAAAAGATGGCAAACATAGTGGAATAGTAACAAAAATTGAAACAGTAATAGAAAATGGCGAATATGATTTTAAAATATCTATAAATGAGGGGCGAGAATATAAAGAATATACAGATAGTGTTCATAATTTTATTATATTTTAGGAGGTATTTTAAGTGGAAGAATGTAATTTTATACGAAAAGATGATTATGATTATATTATATATGAGTGCAGTAATTGTAAAGAAGAGTGGTATTTTGAAGATGGAACACCAGAAGATAATAGCTATAATTATTGCCCTAAATGTGGAGCAAAAATAGTAAAAGTTATTGAACTAGAAGAGGAGGACGAGTAGTGGAAAATAATATAGAAGAAAGTATAAAAATAATGGAACATTGGATAGAATACGAAAAAAACAATAAAGAAAAAATAAATAGAGCTGATGAACTAATAAATATTCAAGAAACAATTTTATCAGCTTATAAAAGAGTATTAAAAGAAAAAAATAGATTAGAAGAACAAGTAGAATATGACAAAACACATATTTATACTCCACAAACAATTGAGTTAAACTTCATTTTAAAATCAAAAATAGAAGACAAGATAGAAAAATTAAATTCTGAATCTTATGCAGAAAAACTTGAAGATATGATGAATACAAAAAATTATACTATAACAGAATTAGTTCAATATGTTTTACAAGAATTATTAGATGGTAGCGACACAAATGTCGGTAGCATAGGAAGTGAGAATTAAAAATGAAAGAAAATGAACAGCTACGAACAGAAGTGAACAGCTTAAAAGAAGATAACGAACGATATCAAGAATTAGAATTGCAAATATTAGAAAGTGAGGAATAAATGAACGAGGAAGAATTTGAAGAATTATTTGGAAATACGCCGTTTGAGAACATAAAGAAAATACAACATTACATAGATAAAAACTATATTCCAGTAGAAAATATAGAAAAACTACAAAAAGAGAACGAAAAGGCATTAGCTGAATATATGAAATGGCAAAAACAAGAACTGAAGCAAAAAGATAAAATAATAGAACAAATGACTTATTATATTATGAATTTAGATATTGACGAAGATATATGCAAAAAAGTAAATTGTGACACAAATTCAGGAGAATTAGATTGCAAAGACTGTATCAAACAATATTTTGAGAATAAAGCAAAAGAAATCAAATAAAATGGAGGTTAATCTATGGGAACAGAAGATACAATAGAAATGGTAATAATTAAGAATGATACTGTAATAAAGAAGAAATTCAGTGTTATAGACGAAGACGAGGTAATAAGTTTTAATTTAGGAAATTTCTTTATAGCACTACGAAAAGAAGATCTTAGAAAATTAATATGAGGAGGTACAAAAGATGCAATATATAAAAGAAGATGTTGAAACCATGTTAAAGGATCACTTAAAAAATCAAGCAAAACTGACGGAAATACAATTAAAAAAAGAAGAATACGAAAAAAGATTGGAATATGCTGGAACGGTATATGAAGAAACAGAAAACGAAATTATAGAAAATATGCAGTTAGCTGGACAGGCTTATGATAGTATACATAGTAATACAAACAAAGTATCAGATAAAGTACTAAATACAGCAATGAATTATCATAGAGAGGAAAGACACATAAACAAAGAAGATAGGCAATTTTTACAAACCAAATTAGAAGAACTAAACAAATTGAAAGACGAGTTAGATAAAAAAATAGTAAGAGTTGAAAACATGATAAATCAACTATCAGCAGAAGAAAAGTTCGTTGTAAAGATATATTATATGGAAAAGTCTAAATGGGATTATGTATCACAACAATACTGTATGGAGTTCCAAAAACCAAAATCTATAAATCAATTATTAAATATAAGGGACATGGCAATAAAAAGTATGCTTGATGTACTAAATATAGGTGAATAATGAAAAATTGTGATAAAATTGTGATGAAATTTGGATGAAATTTGGTTTTGAAAGAGTTATAATTATAATAGAGAAAAAAAGATATAAACTTTTGCGGAGCTGAACATTAAATGTTTAGCTCTATTTTTCTATTAGATATTAATATACTAGAGGCCTTATTATAGGTAATTGCTATTAAAGATATACTGAACTAGTGCGGTATGTTAAGACTGCTGAGGTGGTCGTAGTTAGTTACCTAGTAAAAATTGACAACTTAATCCAGAAAGTTTGGAGCTTTCCTGCTAAGAAATGCGTACCTAATAAGGTATATGGTGCAAGTCCATAGGTTGTCGCCAGGTTCTAGGTAGCCCCTAGATATGCGGAGTAAAAAGTGGGGAAACCTTCGTTGAAAATAAAATTAAAATCCCCTACATGGCAGAGTAATTCAAACGGCTTTGAACACTGTCTTGAAAACAGTTGGAGCAGTAAAATGCTTGGGGCTCGACACCTCACTCTGTCGCCAAGTAAAATAGTATGTAATGATATAAAAAAGCAATGGGAGCAAAAGGTTGAGATATTAATTCCGACACAGGGAAGAGAAATATCAGAACTTCCAAGAGATTCGGCTCGTAAGCTAAAGGCTATAGGCTGTGTTGATACCAGAAATCCAAACGATACGAGGTAGCGCCTTGTATAATCCTGTATCATTACATAGTGTTTTATACAAAGGAAGTGTTGTATATGAGAGGTAGTATAATAGCAAACTACATAGACAGTGAATATAGAAGAAGAAAATTTTATGAGAACAAGAAGAGACAAAAGTGTATTGTAGATGAGAAAAGACAATGCGACAAATGTAAATATTTAAATATATGTGAGGATAAAGATGAAATTTAAAATAAATAATACGGAATGGTTAATAGAAGAAGTAGATGAAGCCACAATTAATAACGAAATGAAAAGTGATGGAACATTAGGAGTAACAATATATAGAACTCAAACAATAATGCTACTAAAAGATCAAGCTAATATAATAAAGACATTGAAACACGAACTAACACATGTTTGGCTATATGAATACGGACATAATCAAAACGACGATAAAACATTCAGCTATGAAGATGTATGCGAAGTAGTTGCAAGTAGTAATGATTTTATAAATGAAATAATAAAAGAATATGTACGGAGAACATAAATGAAGAATGACGATTTAATAATTTATAAGAAAGATAATAGGGAAATTATAGCTATAATTCCAATAATAAGAGGAGATAGACCAACAGTATTTAAAAAAGGTTATATGTCAGTTATAAAAAAATGCGATGAAAGAAATATATTAGGAGACGGAAAACATATCTATTTAGCTGAATAGAAAAATAAGATACAGACAAAAGAGGTGATTCAATTGACAAATGCACAGAAAAGATTTTGCGATGAGTATTTAATAGACCTTAATGCAACAAGAGCATATAAGGTTGCTTATCCAAAATGTAAAGAAGATGAAACAGCTAATGCAGCATCAAGCAGAATGTTAAGAAATGTTAAGGTTCAAGAATACATATCTGAAAAGCAAAAAGAAATAGAAAAAAGAACAGAAGTTACACAAGATATGGTAATAAAAGAATTAGCCAAAATAGCATTTTTAGACATAAGAAAACTATATACAGAAAATGGACAATTAAAAAACATAGCTGATATGGATAGTGAAACTGCAGGGGCAATATCATCATTAGAAACATTAGAAGAATACGAAGGATATAGAGATGACAGAGAAAAAATAGGAGACACTCAAAAAGTAAAACTATTAGATAAAACAAAAGCTCTTGAATTGCTAGGAAGACATTTAGGAATGTTTAAAGAAAAGGTAACGATTGATGGTAATGTTAATACCAATAATCCATTTTCAGGAATGTCGACAGAAGAATTGAGAAAGATACTAAATGAATAATGATGTAAAAGAAAAAATAAAAGAGCAAGCACGTTTAGAATTGGCTAGACGTGATTTCTTTGAGTATTGCAAATTAACCGCATATGATTTTTATAAAGAAGAACGAGGCTTTTTAAAAGATTTATGCTATCAATTACAAGATTTTTATAAGAGCGATGAAAAAGTATGCGTAATAAATATGCCACCAAGACATGGAAAGTCTAGAACAGCAGGAAAATTAGTAGAATGGATATTGGGAACAAATCCAAATGAAAAAATAATGACAGGATCATACAATGAGGATTTATCGAGTTCATTTGCAAAATCAGTAAGAGACACAATAGCTTCTGAAAAAACAGAAGGTGTAATTGTATATAATGATATATTTCCTAATACCAAGATTAAAGATGGCGAAGCTACACAAAAAAAGTGGGCATTAGCTGGAAGTAAGGTGTCAAATTATTTAGCAACGTCGCCAACAGGTACTGCAACAGGGTTTGGATGTACAATAATGATAATAGATGACCTCATAAAAAATGCTAAAGAAGCCTATAATGAAAATACATTAAAAAATCATATAGACTGGTTTAATAATACAATGTTATCAAGAACTGAAAATGGATTTAAATTAATAATCATTATGACAAGATGGTCTAGCAATGATTTGGCTGGCTATATATTAGACAATTATCCTAATGTAAGACATATAAATTATAAAGCAGTACAAGATGATGGTTCAATGTTGTGTAAAGATATATTAAGTAAAGAAGACTACGAGTTCAAAACAAAAAACATGAATAAAGACATTGTTTATGCTAACTACCAACAAGAGCCAATCGATGTGAAAAATAGATTATATACAGTATTTAAAACTTATGATAAGTTACCACCAGCACACTATATTATGAATTACACAGATACAGCAGATGAGGGCGACGATTACTTATGCTCAATAGACTATCAAATGTATAACAGTGAATATTATATCTTGGATGTTATTTATACACAAGAGTCAATGGAAGTGACAGAACCAGCAGTAGCAGAAATGATGACCAAAGATAATGTAGGAAATGCGAATATAGAAAGTAATAATGGTGGTAGAGGGTTTGCAAGGAATGTGCAAAAAGAGTTAAAGGAGTTAAAGAATACTCACACAAAAGTAAATTGGTTTCATCAAGGAGAGAACAAAATTGCAAGAATATTAAGTAATTCGACAGGAGTAATGAATAACATTTATTTTCCAATTAATTGGGAGGATAGATGGCCAGAATTTGCCAAACATTTAAAACATTATGTAAGAACAGGAAAAAATGAACATGATGATGCTGAAGACTGCTTAACAGGGGTATATGAAAATCCAAAACCTAAAAATACAAATATGACAATGACTAATAAGTCTTTTATAAATATAACATCTACTAAAAAGTAGGTGTTTTTTGATTGGAGGAAACAATGCTAAGATATAGTAAAGAAAGATTAGCGGAAGAAAAAAGTATAACAGATATATATTTTAGAGCACAACTAGAATTAAATGTTAGAAAAGAATTATATGAGAATTTTAGAAGAAAATTAACAGATGAAGAACTAGCAAGTTTAGATGATGAAGATATAAAAGTACCACTTGAGAGATATATAAGTGTTATGTCTGCCGGTTATTTTGGAGGAAAAGCACCAACATATAAAGTAAAAGCATTTAATAAAGATAAAGACAAAATAATCAAAGAACTATTTAATCATGAAACTAATGACGAAAAAGAAATAGTAGAAATAAAAGAATTAATTAAACATATAAATGACTATAATAATGATGCTTCACATTTTTTACATATGGTATTAGATTACTTAATAAAAAGAGCTTGCTATGAAATATACTATAAAGACGAAAAAACAGGAGAAATAACAATAGCAAGAAGTGATGCATTAGAAACTATCGCTATATGGGATTATTCAGCTAAAAAGAATTTAATAGGTATATACAGAATAATTCGTACATATATGGCAAATGGTGAATATCAACAAATGATAGAATTAACAACAGCAGATGGAAAAAGATATTATTACGATACACCTGAAAAAAGAAAAATATTTGGTACACCAGCGTATGAACAAAAATTTAAAGATGAACCATTATTTAAAGAAAACATAAAAGAACAACAACCTAAAAAATGGGACGATGATATACCAGCAACAGCAATAGAAAATTGCGATGGAATAGCAATTTTTGAACCTGTAATCAGTTTAATAAGAGCATATGAGAGATGTATTCAAAATTCAAGAAATGTATTTAAATATAATGATGAAGCAATATTGAAAGTTAGAGGATATACACCAGAAAATCCGATGATTATACAAAATGAAAAAGGCGAAGATATTATAAACCCTGCAAGACAAAAAGAAGATGAGTATGTATTAACAAGTAGAGTAAGATATCTTGATGGAAATAAAGATGTAAATAGTGATATAGCTTGGGTTGAAAAGAATGTAAACGATACGGCATTACAAAATCACAAAAAGACATTGATTGATATTATTTGTTTGTGTTCATTTTGCCCTAATATGACAGATTTAGGTTTTACACAAGCAGATAATAATGCAGCACTTGAAAAGAAATTCTTTAGTTTACAACAATATATAGCAACATTTGAAGGAGATTTCGAAGAAGGTTTAAAAAGAAGATGGAGAATAATATTAGAAAAATTCAATAAAGAAAAAGGTAAAACATATGATTTTAGAGATATTGAAATAAAACTAAATAGAAATTTACCTTCTGATGTAGCAACAATGATTACTAATGCATTAAAAATAAGAGGATTAGTAAGTGATGATACGGTCATAAACTTATTAGGACTTGATTTAGATGCAACAAGTGAGTTAGCAAAAATGGACTTACAAAATGAAGAAAATATTCAAAAGAATTTACAACAAATGCAAATGATGGGACAAGCAGGAGCAGAGCAAGATAATAAAGAAGATAAACAAGATGATAAAGTGACAGACTTAACAGACACACAAAAAGCACAAAAACTAACAGCAGATAATAAGAAAGAACAAACTAAAGTAGTTAATAAACAAATCAATAAAGAAGAATAGAGGTGTTTTATATGTGGGAGCAACATGACAAACATGTAAAACAATTAAAACAACTATACAATAAAACATCAAGACAAACACAAAACAGATTACAAGAACTATTTGATACATTTAATTTTACAACAGAAAATATCTACAATATTATAGATAATAAAACTAAGAAAAGAATAAATACATATATAGAGTCTTGGAAAAAACAAGGATTACTAAAAAATAATAATTACTTTACTGTATTAGCAAACAATATTTACAAAAGAACAAGAGTAAAAAATAGTGAAATATTAGAATTACTAATTTATAGTGCATATATAGAAGAACAAAGCAAACTTGAAGAACAAGAAAAACAAATAATGTATGAAGATGCCAATTATTACTATGAACAAGGACAACAAGAAGTAAATAAAAAGAAAAAGCCATCAATATTAGCGATCGCTTTATTTCTTGCATTATTAGATCAACCAAATTATAGTGGCTTTAATTGGAAACAGTATATTGAAGCTACAATGCAATATAATACACAACAATTATACAAACAGGCAATTTTAAATATACAACAACAAAGAGACCTAGAAATCAATTCTAGCGAGTTTCAAACGATAATAAACAGGCAAAATAATCAAAAACTTAATATAAATAATGATAAGATATCAGGTGCAGTAGATTTACAAATGATTGGATTAAATAATCTAGCAAAAGCAGAAGGAATAAAAGAAGTAACAGAAGATAATTCAAAAGTTAGATTTATTGCAGTAGAAGATGATAAAACAACTTTAATGTGTGATAGTTTAAATAATCAAGAGTTTTATATTAACAAAGAAAATGTATTTGATAGATATTATGGTGAGACACAAAAAGAATTAACAGTACAAAGAATTAGATGCAATGGATTAGTACTAGGCTTAAATCTTCCACCAATTCAACATCACTTTCATTATTGCAGAAGTACGATAATGTATTTGCCACCAGTTGAAAAACAAGAAAAAACAGAGTATAATCTTGATATACCTAAAATAAGTAAAGATATTAAACAAGTTTTAAGCAACACAAAATTAAATTCCAGTGTAAAAAGACTGTTTAATAAATATCTAACAGGCAATAATGCAAAAATAGATAATAACTTAAATGTTCCAATGAGATATAGTATTGATGATGATAAGATATATATAAATTCAAACCACTCAGATTTTAAATATTATGATTTGTCTGAAAGTTTAAGTCATGAAATTATACATATGATAGATATAAGAAATAATATATCTGATAAATTAAACATAGACAATGAATTAAGAAGAGCAAGATTACAAATAGATATAGATAAAGATAAATATATCAAAATGTTATCTAGTAGTAAATATGAAGATAATATGACATTAAGTGATATTTTTTCTGCTGTAACAAATAGTAAAATATCAGGAAGCTATAATCATTCAAGCAAATATTGGCTTGAAGATGTAACAAGGATAGAAAAAGAGTTGTCGGCAAATATAATGTCAGCATATTTAACAAATAACAAAGATACATTAGATATAATTAATAGTATATCTGGGTTGAAAGAAATTAAAGAAAAGGTAGTGAAGTTATATAATGATTATACCAAATGATGTAAAAGAGTTAATTCATAAGTATATAGAAAAAAATGGCAAAAGACCATTAGGTTTTAATTATGATGAATGGAATAGTTTTGCAGAATATAAAGAATATTTAGAAAAGGAGTTAAGCAAATGAAAATATTAACACATTTATCTAAAAAAACAATCAATAGAGTTATAGAACAAGAAGGAACCTATGGCTTTTTTATAGATATTGATAATGCAAAATATGAAGCTGTTTTATATGGGTATGCTATTATGACCGAGCCTTTTGGGAAAATCACGAATAGTAAAATAAAAATAATTATAACTTTTGACGATATGAAAATATTAAAATTTCAAGCAGGACAAAAGATTGAAGTTGATGATGAGAATTACTATGTATCTTATATGAAATCAGATGGATTTTGTCAAAAAATAGAAATAATAATAACTAAAATGAAATAAGAGTAAGTACATAATTGTATTTACTCTTTTATTATGGAAAGAAGGTGAAAAAATGAACGATAGAGCAAAATATTTAGCAGTAGATGAAGAAAAAAACAACAGAATACAACATATAAGAGAATGTTTCTCAATTATCTATGATGAAATTGATTTAAAGTGCAAACCAAGTAGAGAAACATCATTAGCATTAACTAAACTAGAAGAAGCACAATTTTGGGTTATAAAAGGAGTAACAAGGGAGGATAAATAATATGTGGTTATTAGTTTTAATATTAAGTATTAAATTACAAATGCCAACTTGGTATTGGATTATATTTACGGTAATTACAATATTTAGCCCAGCTATGTGGGTATTAAAATATAATTATGCAGAAGGATATATGAAAGCAAAGAATAAAGATAATAAATAAGTTATTAACATTTTATAATTATAAATCAAAGAGCTAAGTCGACTAGTTCTTTTTTTATGCCCTAGATATGGCTTTAAACTGTCTATTTTGTTTGGTTAGACTTCCGTAAAAAGTCAAAATAGTTTGGTTATAACTCAGCCGAAAAAGTTAAAGGAGGAATTTCATCATGGATAATAAAGATGAAGAAATGAAAAAAGATATGGAATCTACTGCCGAGAGTGTAGAAAAAGTTGAACCATCAAATGTCGAAGAAAATAAAGAAAAAACTTATACAAGAGATGAAGTAAACAAGATGATTAATGCTGAAAAGCAAAAAGAAAGACAAGCAATGTTAGAAGAAATGGAAGCCAAAAAAGCAGAGGCTGATAAACTTGCAAAAATGGACGAAGACCAAAAGAAGTCTTACGAATTGGAGCAGGAGAGAGCAAGAGCAAATAAGGCTGAAAATGAACTAAATGCTTACAGATTAAAAGACGAAACAATTCGTCAAGCAAATCAAAGAGGTATCTCATTAGGATATATAGATACTATTGATTTTTCAAGAGAAACTGCTGAAAGTATCAATTCAAAATTAGATATATTTGAAAAAGTATCAAAAGCAGATAGAGAAAAAGCAATAAATGAGTATTCTAAAGAACCTGCTCCTCAAACAGGAGATTCAATTGAAGGTTCTAAACCAGAAAGTCAAATGACTTATGAAGAACTTTGCAAATTATCAAAATATAAAAATTAAAAGAAAGAAGGTATAAAAAATGGCAGATTTTACAAGTACAGGAACATTTAACAAAAAATATTTTAATGAAAGAGCATTCGGTGCTTATTATGACACAATTCCACAAGAAAGATTAAATTTATTAATAAAATCAGGAGTATTACAAGGAAACAATAAAATAAGAGAAATGTTTGCATCACAAACTGGTGCTGAATATGGAATAATTCCAATGATAGGAAGATTAAAAGGCAAACCAGTAAACTATGATGGAAAAACAAAATATGATGAAGGAAAAACATTGCCAACATATAAACAAGGTGTTGTTGTTATTGGTAGAAAAGACAAGTTTTATGAGGATGACTTTACATATGATGTAACATCTAAAAAAGACTTTATGAGTCAAGTTGCAGACCAACTAGGAGATTACTGGGATAGCGCATGGGAAGATGTATTATTAATTATAACAAAAGCATTATTCTCAATGAAATCAGATGCAGGTAAAGTTTTTGCTTCAAAACACACATATGATATATCAGGAGAAACTGAGTCATCAGTAGCTGAAACAACATTAAATACAGCGTTACAAAAAGCATGTGGAGATAGAAGAAGAAACTTTAAATTAGCAGTAGCAAACTCTGTAATAGTAACAAATCTAGAAGGAAAAAAATTAGTAACAAACTTAAGATATAATGACCCAAATGGAATTGAAAGAGAACTAAATGTTTATACATGGAATGGAAAATTATTAATTGAATATGACGAAATAACAGAAGAAGAGGGAGACCCAATATATGCAAAAACTTCTGATAAAACTTTAACAGAAGGAAAAACATATTATACAAAAAGCGGAACAAATTATACAGCAGTTGCAGAACCTTCTGTTGAAAATATTGGAAACTATTATGAAGTTTCAGGATATGGAGATTCTAAGTATGTTACTTATGTTTTCGGAAAAGGAGCATTTGACTATGAAGACTTAGGAGCAAAAGTACCTCATGAAATGGATAGAGATGCTGATAATGATAGAGATTACTTATATGAAAGACAAAGAAAAGTAATGGCTCCTCATGGTGTTAGTTACTTAATGAAAAATCAAGCAACAGATTCACCAACAGATGAAGAATTAGCAGATGGAGCAAACTGGGATTTAGTAGTAGGTTCTGATGGAAATACATATAACCATAAAGAAATTGCTATAGCAAGAATAATCTCAAAAGGATAGAAAGGAAGGCAATAGATGTTAGAACAAATAAAGCAAAGATTAGGAGCAAATTATATTAAAGATACAGATAATATAATACAAGACATCATAGCAGATATGACTTCTATTGCCTGTGATGCTTCTAATCGTAAAGAAACTGATAATAAATTATTTCCATACATAAAAAAAGCCGTTATATCTGAATATAATGCTAGAGGTTCAGAAGGACTATTAAGTCGCAATGAGGGTTCTATTTCAAGTTCATTTAATGATATAGAAAAGAAATTAAGAATTGATGTTGCTTCAATAAGGATATTTAAGTAGTGTTATTACGAGATTTAACAAAAGTATATATATCAGAATACGAAGAAATAGAAGACCATGGCGAAATAGATAAAGTATGGAAATATAAAGGACAGGCTTGGTTAAATATGCAACAAGATGTCAACGAGTTAGATAGAAAATCTACTGGTGAAGTGGATTATAGTACATATAAAGGTCGTACGACTAGAAATTATGATATACAAAAAGGTAATGGAATATCATTTGAAGATATCTCAAAATTAGAGAAGTTTATTCCAGAATATAGAGTACTAGATAAAAATAAAATAGGAAGTACATATGTGTATAGAATGGAGAAAATACAATGATAAATTTCAATTGTAATATAAAAGTAAAACATAATTTTAAAAATATAGATGCTATAATTCAAAAATTACCACAAACTGCAAAAATAATAACAGAAGATGTATTAAAAAACATTAGAGGTTACGCTATAAGGTTGGAAAAAGGACATAATGAAGAAGGCATATTAGTCGAAATGATTGATATGTCAACCAAAGAAGTGAAAGGAATGGTTTTTGCTGACCCTTCTAAATTTATGGCAAATGGAGCATCCTATTTGTTTTTTGAATACTTTGGGACAGGCGCTAATGCTGAGATGGAACATGTTGGAAAATCAAAACATTTTTTAGAGAGTGGTTACACAGAATGGTTTATTCCAGTAAGTAAAGTTGAAAAAGCATTGCCATACCCAGTTGTAAATATTCAAGGTATGGATTTTTATATTGCTCATGGAACTAAAGCAAACCACTTTATGGCTGATGCAAGTTTTGAAAGTAGAAATGAAAATACAGAAATAGTCAAGAAAAAATTAGATGAAATGTTGAAGGAGGTATGCAAATAATGAAAGATTTAAGTATAAAGGACTTTAGCGATTTAGTATATGAAAAGCTAGAAAATTTGTATAAGAATAAACCGATTTTAAGTAATCCAAATACAGAAAGTAAATTTCCTATATTGGAATTGCATACACCTTTGAAATCAGTAAATCTAACAGAAAACGCATTTCCTATTCGTTCTACATTTCAAATATCAATCACTTGTTGGAATGAAAAACAAAGACAAGCAATGCAAATGACAGATGAAGTTAGTACAAGACTTCAAGAATTAAATTTAATAAGGACTAATACCAGTCCTGCAGTATATGATCAGATACTGCAAAAATACGGTATAACAATAACTTTTGAAGTTCGTTTTAATTCTATAACGAGTTCTTTTAATTTTATAAGATAATAAGGAGGAATAAAAAATGCCAGAACCAAAAGCAAGTACATTAACAAAATTATTTCATGCTGATACTTTAGCAGATTTAAAAGATGCAACTAAAAGAAAACAAGTAGCTTTCGTGCAAAATATACCAGAATTTCTAAAGGCACCAGAAGGAATAACATATAGTGCTTTAGATATTCCTGACGAAAGACAAACAGAAGGAAGACAAAAAGCAGAAAATCTAGAAATAGAAATATTGTTTAAAGAAGACCAATATGATGAATTAAAAGCAGTTCAAACTGCTAAGACAAATGGATATTGGGCAATTCAATTACCGGAAGAAACAGCTACAGAAAGTGGAAAACCACTAACATGGTATTTTACAGGTACATGTTATATAGGAATGAGTGAAATTGCTATAGATGATATGTTAAAATCAAAATTAACAATCTATAGAAGTTCAGAAATAACAGAAAGCAAAGGATTTCCCACAGCCTAGTTCTGCAAAATTGAGTGCTAGGAGCAGAACCATAAAGAGAACTAGCACAACAGAAAAAAATACTGAGAAGGCAGAATAAGCCTTCTCTCTTTTGCAAAGGAGAGAAAATATGATAATAGAAACCAAAAATAAAATAATTAATTTAGTAATAAAAACAAGAAAAATAGTAGAAATAGCTAACCTACTAAAAAATAAAAATTTTGAAGAAGCTTTTACAAAAGCTTATGCTATATGCGATATAGAAGCTTTGGCTAAAATTATATTAAAATTAGCAGAAACAGAAGATGAGAAAAGTGCATTTAATTCAATAGATGAAGTATATGATTTTATAGACGATTGTAGAAAAGAAGGAATAGTTGTAAATGATTTATATTTAAAGATTGCGGAGGCTTTGAACGAAGAGGGTTTTTTCAAAAAGAAAATGACCAAGAAAGAATTAAAAGAATTGATATCAAATCCTTTATCAACAATGAATATGAACGAATTAGTTCAAAAATCGGCAGAGAATGCAATGAGCAAAATAGCAGAGGAACAATTCCAAGGTTTCAGGGGCTAAATGATATAATTTTAAGAATAAAAAATACAAATAATTTAATTGAATTGATTTATGCAACAGAGTCTTTGGCATATTATTTTAATATGAAACCGTTTGAATTTTGGAATAGTAGATATTCAGAAATCAATATTTATTGCCAAACTCATTTGGCTAAAAATGCTGACGATTTAAAACGTGAGATTAATTTACAGGAAGCGGTAACAAATAAATTAATAAGAGCAGATAGCTTATCGAGAAATCCAAAAATAATCCCTATTCGAGATAATTATAAAAATTTATTTCAAGATGAAGAAAAAGAATACATTCAGTCACCAGAAGAAATAACAAAAAAGATGAGACTTCTTATGATAAAAGAAAAAAAATAATTTTTTCGACAAGTTTCGACAAAAATACATGAATAAAAGTGCTATACTTCTTATATATAATATAATAAAAGGAGATATAGAAGATGGAAGATATACAAATAAAAACTAAATTCTGCAAATTTTGCGGTGAAAAGATTCCAGAAGATGCGGTTATGTGTACTCACTGTGGAAGACAAGTTGAACAATTAAAAGGAGAACAACCTCAGGTTGTAATAAATAATGCAAACACTAACACCAATATGAATAAGAATATTGGAGCAGTATCTGGTAGACCAAAAAATAAATGGGTGGCAATAATACTTTGTGTATTTTTAGGATTTCTAGGTGCACACAAGTTCTATGAAGGCAAAACAGGAATGGGAATATTATATCTATTTACTTGTGGATTATTTGGAGTAGGAATAATAATAGATTTTATAGCATTGTTATTTAAACCAAATCCTTATTATATATAAGAAACAACTGATAAAAGCACTTGCAAATTATTATAATTATAAAAGGAGATTGATTATGAATATCGAAGAGTATGTAAAAAATAACAAGACTTATAACATTCTTAATAGAAGTGCAATTATAAAAGCACAAAAATTAGTTGAAAGCAATGAAGAAGTATTATATGCATTAGTAACAAATATTTCTATAAGTCCAAAAACTGATACTAGTTTTAGAAATCAAAAAAATTTCTTTGGTGGAGCTATGCAAATAAAAAATACTTTAAGTGGAGTGATTGTAATAACCAATAAAAGAATAATTTTTTGTAACTCAGTAATAGGGATTACCAATGAAAAACAGTTAAGAATAGAAGATATACAATCAATTGATGAACACATAAGTGTATTTAAAACAGGAGAATTAAGGGTTAATGGAATAACAGAAACTTTTATAATAAAAATATTAAGAAAAGGTTTGAATGAGGAAATAAAAAAAGCAATAAATAAAGCTAGAAATGAGCAAAAAAACAATAAGATAAGCAGTAATATTTCAAATGCTGACGAAATCAGGAAATATAAACAATTGTGTGAAGATGGAATAATAACCAACGAAGAATTTGAAAGAAAAAAAGCGGAATTGCTAAAATAATTAAGAAAAAAACACTTACTTATGAAGGCATCAGATTAAATCTGGTGCTTTT